CAGTGCACCGAGAATTTTGAGTGCTTGGTGATCAATAACAATGCGAAATCCAACAAACTGCACGAACAAATCTTCTGGTACAAGGCGCAACAGCACGGTCCGTTCAAGTTAGGCTCTAAAGAATTCTGGGAAATCTCCAAAGATCTGCACTCGGATGATGAAGAGGAGTCGTACGACCCCAAAAACTCCGGCAAAAAAGGGCCCAAAATCAACGTAAAAAAGAGCAAATGGTGAAAAGTGCTCCTCCAATCGGCGGAGCATGTTGAAAAAAGATCTCCACATTTATGTCTGATTTCGTATACGCGAAAGCAAACATTTGTACATTGAAAAGATTTGTTTGCGTATGCAAAAGCGCTCACGCAGTTGCGTGAGCACTTTTATTGAAAAAAGTATTTGTAATATTGTTTCCCAAAATGTGAATCAATATTTATTAAAGCGTTTTCATACACGTCGGTATAAACCCATACCACCATGGAACCCGCAACACATAAACATCAACAACAACATCAGGAGTTGAACATCGTTGAGCTCATTGAGAAATCAAAAACAAACCGATAATAAACGATTGTTATTATTGTTTATTGTTTAGCATAATTATGATTCAACTGATATACAAATAGAAGTATATATTTCATTGTAAAAAATATATATTATATAATATATAAACAAATAATGGCGACACTTCCTACTCCGGTGAAAGATGCACTGAACGAACTAGCAAAGGCATCCACTGAACTAGCAACTGTGTCTGGTAAGTTATCAGATGCTATTAAAACTTCGGCAGTAGACACATCTTCAGAGGAAGTGGCTCAAAATGCAGCTCCAGTGGAAGTGGATCAAAATGCAGCTCAACAAGTGGAAGGGGCTCAAAATGTAGCTTCAGTGGAAGGGGCTCCAGTGGAAGGGGCTCAAAATGCAGCTCCACAAGGAGAAGTGGATCAAAATGCAGCTCCACAAGGAGAAGTGGATCAAAATGCAGCTCCACAAGGAGAAGTGGCTCCAATTGTAGCTTCAGAGGAAGTGGCTCAAAATGCAGCTTCAGAGGCAGCAGCTCAAAATGCAGCTCCACAAGAGGCAGCTCCACAAGTGGAAGAGGCTCAAAATGCAGCTCAACCAGAGGCGGTGCCGGCATTTAAACAACCAAATTCTGAAGAAAAATTTAAGAGCTTTGATAGCAATGTTTCATTTAATTATGATAGAATAATGAAGGAAATTGAGCGTGTTTTTTCAGGCCCAAGGAGCTCTGAAGAAATGAAACAAAAATATAGAGATTTGAAATCAAAGTTAGAAAATGCTAAAACATATGAAGAAGTTGATAGACTTTTAACGGAAAATGCAGTAGCATTTGGTGCCAATAGAATAACAAGTGGTGGAACCAGAAAACCTAGAATGCACAGGCGCAAAAAAACCCAGCGCAAACGGTCAAAAACGATTAAGAAGAAAAATAGGGCCGGAAACCGTAAGTAATTAAGTAATTAAGATCCTGATTTTGATTTGGATTGTCGTATTTATTTTTTGTTGAATTTCTCTCTAATCTGAACTTCAACAAATTTGTAAACATGTTATAATGTCGGTGCATGTTGGTATTTGTGCATCATTCGTTGGTATATTTAGGTAAATTTCCTTTTACAAAACGAGAGAAAAATGGATAAATATATTTGCCATATCACATAATACAATTAAAATGCAAAGGCCATTGTCATTAGGGGAACGTATGACGTTTGACGAGTTTGGTCGCCTGGTGCCTTACAAAGGTGGAAAAAAAACAAGGCGAAAAGCAAACAAAAAACGCAAACACTCCAATAACAGTCGTCATCGTCGTTAGTCCTGGCGTTAGTCCTGTCGTTAGTCCTGTCGTTAGACCTGTCGTTAGACCTGTCGTTAGTCCTGTCGTTAGACCTGTCGTTAGTCCTGGCGTTAGTCCTGGCGTTAGACCTGGATGCATTTGGGGGATTTAAGCATGATGACTGCGCCCGGGGTTTCGGTGCGCCGCACGTGTTTGATTGCCAAGTAATTGACGCCCACACTGCGCAACCCGCGAATGCTAGGCGAAGCGCGTTCCTTTACCAGGGTGGCTGCGCGTTTAATAACAACAGCGTCATATGTGCCCGCTTTCACCGTGTTTATAATGACTGCGTGTGCGCTGGGAAAATCCTTCAAATGGAACCACATGGCGTGCTGCGGAGATTGTTTCACAAGAGCGTCATTTTCTGCCTGGTTTGCGCCTACTTTAATAGCATAATCGCCGTTGAAAATCTCGGAATACATTTAGCAGCTTTCGTTGTTCAGTTTGCATTATTTAGGAATTGGAACCCGACTTTTAAATCAATTTTATTTTCATTATCATTGCGTCAATCTGTGCGTGCGTATTATTTAAATGTATGCATATTTATAATTATATTTATATATTCATATTACATAATCACATTAAGGACGATAAAATGTATCTTTTGGTTAATACAACAAAGTTGCTCCGAAGGCAACAACAGCTGCAACAGCTGCAACAGCTGCAACAGCTGCAACAGCTGCAACAGCTGCAACAGCTGCAACAACAGCAACAGCAACAGCAACAGCAACAGCAACAGCAACAGCAACAGCAACAGCAACAGCAACATGAAGAGCAACAACGGTTGCAACATCTGCAACATCTGCAAAATCTGCAACATGAAGAACAACAACGTTTGCAACATCTGCAACATCTGCAACATCTGCAACATCTGCAACAACAGCAACAACAGCAACAACAGCAACAACAGCAACAACAGCAACAACAGCAACAACAGCAACAACAGCAACAACAGCAACAACAGCAACAACAGCAACAACAGCAACAACAGCAACAGCCCCGAAATTTATTTTCAAGATTGTCCAAAATTAAAAAACAAAAAGAAGATTTAGTAGAACCGGTTCCAGAACCTGTATTAGCGCCAGAACCAGTATTAGCGCCAACTTCAGCACCTGCATTGCCCAAAACAAATGTAAGCAAATTATCAAAACTATTGACAAAACGCAATTTAGCATTTTAATAACATTTTCATAATTATATTTTTTTTTTAAAAAAATATTATAACATTGTATAACATAACCACAACAACCATGCCGAATATATCCGTCACATATAAAAAAAATACAGGAACATCCGATGCCCCTGTATTGAGCAATATATCATATATCAACGCGTATCTCGTTGACTATCGTAGCTACTTTGAATTTCATTTTAATGTTGATCAAGCACAAGCCGCCAATTTGGTTTCTGCTCAAGTCAGTATTTCTAAGAAATCCGACGATGTCACTGGTAAACCGATCCTGTTCTCTTTGTCAGCCGGAAAAAATCTTTTTGGAAAAGGAAGCACTGCTGTGGGAGTTGACGGAGATTCGTTCGATTTCGTAGATGATACGGTTTACGTCATTAAGTCATCTGCAGCTTTCACTGAGTCTGGTACAGTCGTCCCAGCGTTTCAAGCTTATTACTCCACCTCAGAAACATATGAATTTAGGTATCGTGTGGATGGCGGTGATAAATTTGATGGCCCTCAATGCCTTATCCGAAATGAAGCTTCAATTGAAGCAAAGGCAGGTAATGTAATTAAACTCAGTTGCCCATTGACCATTGCAAATGTGAACGACTCACGTCGCCCCACTGACCTGCTATTCACATTTGATGAAGTTGACAATTATCCTGGATCAACCAATGACAGTGATAACGTTGAAGGATTGTCTAAATACGCACCTTCCGCTATTTCATACAGAGCCGATGGACTTTACGAATTGACCCAAACCGCAAGTCTGAAGTTGATCAATGATTCTGCTTATAAAATCATGGTCATTGCCATTTACAGTGATGGATACACCACAACTGTTACATTTGATAATATATTGCATGTTATATCATTGCCTGTCATTGATTCGGTTGTTGCATATGGGTTTGATGCGGATCAATCCGGTGCAGATGATTCATCCATCAGCAGTGTCATGAATGTTTACATGAACGCATTGGAAACCCCAATCAAGCTTACACCGACGAATAACAACATCAAGTTTTATCTTAAACAAGGGGCCAATGTAATGTACCAAGCGACTATGACTCGTAGTACCACCGCAGTTAACGGTAAAATTCAATACACGATCAACAAAGGTGACTTGAATAAGGTTTGGACCACCACTGCTCCCACTCAGAAATCCAACAAATCATACGAATACGAGGTTGTTGCAGAGATCAATTTCCTGACTGTTTATGAAAACACGTTCATTGATAAGATTTCTACCGGCATTACGAAGACATTCACTTCCGACATTATTTCTTTGTCCAGTTTCACTGCATTGAATGCGTGGGTTGCCGCTGCAAATGTTGCCGGAACCGGTCATCGCACGGTTGACATGAGCAACACTATAACCGCAAATGGTTATGCCATAGCCCCTGAATTGGGTGTGGTTGGAAAATTCAACAAGACCGATTTTTACGGCAGTGGAATCACTGACGGATTTTTCAAGGACTTGGACACAGTTAACACGAATCACAAGTTTACTGTCATTGTGAATGGCGTCACAAAGGTGGTACCCACGCTGTATCAGATTCAAGGGTACGGCACCAAAACCGATCAGGAGTTATACATTGAGCTGTTAAGTTCCGTTGCAAATGCAAACAAGTACACCAACGAGAATGGCCTGTTTCCCAACATTCCCGGTACCGCGTTGACGTTGGGCAGTCTGCAAAAACCCATCTATTTCTGGATTCCAAGCGACACTTTGTTTGAACAAAGCGACAGCGTTAAGGTGAGCATTGCCATTCAACCTCCTGCGGGCGAAACCACTCGTCCTAGTGCAACCGAATCCGCTGCCCAAGTCATTGTTGCGAAGATCAACCAGTATACTATGGTTTCCGGCCAGGCAAGCGAAGTGAAGTTCTCCGGATCCGGTGCCACTGCAACACTGATCGTTCCAATCAACAACCCGAATACCAAGGCCAATGAGTTTTATTTCAATAGTGCCATTTTCACCAGCAACATGTCTGCTCCGAATGACACGAAGGAAGTGCCTGTTTCCAACGCCGGGGTGTTTGACATTTCCGTTGTAGACCCCAGCAAACGCGGAGAGGGTGCAGGCAACGCTTGCACCATGCAGGTGCGGTACAAGATCAATGATCCGAACAATGTTGGAGGAACCATTACCGGTCCCATCAGCAGTGACTACACTTTCAACCTCATGGATAATCCCGACTTGACCAATTTCACCGTTAGCAACTACTCGTATGAGACGTTCAATGCGAATAACATCTCTAAAGTCAAGTTTGATCTTGCGTTTCAAACTGTGGCCAATAAAGGCATTGACGGAGTGTATGTTTACTTTCGCAGCGACAATAATGACGCGATTCCTGCCAATGACATTCCTCTCACGCGGTTGATGGACATTAAACGTTCGGCCGGTGATGCTCAACTCAATCAGTTGTACACCTTGCAGGATGTCGCAGCTGTCAATGCAAGCCTGACGGAGGGCGTTAAAATCAAGGACTCTACCGGAACTCCCAGCGTCAACAAATGGTTGAATTACAAATCCGGTGAGATTGTGTTCAAGCCCTACTTCAACATTTTGTTCTTGTCCAATGCCTCGCCGTCCGAGGTTAATTTGGAAACGGTGAAAACGGTTTTCAACATTCCGTCCATTCCCATGCCAACCAACATGGTTCTCACCGGTGGTGTGAAGGAATCTCACACTGCAACAAAAACGTCATGGGACGATGCACTTGCGGTATATGCCAATTCGTCGTTGACTGCCAGTTACAAACTGCTTTTGAACAACAGTGAGGTCGCAGTTACCAATCACGGTTACACGATTGATCTGAGTGCTCATGCCGCGTCATCCGTTGTGACCTTGAAGCTTCAGGTTAAACTCACCACCTCCGACAGCTTGATTTATCTCTCAGACACGGCTGAATTGAATTTCACAGTGGCATCCATTGACGTGTCTGGAATGACCAACACTGTTAAGAGAGGCAGCAACAACACCGTTCTTAGGGTTACGCGCGGTGACTACGCGATTACTCCTGTGAGCGGAGCGAACGTGACCGAGGTGAAGTTGATTGACAACGTCACCATTGCAAACACCAATCCGGAACTAGCTCAAGTGAAGGTATTGACATGCACCAGCACGGCGAATGCGGTTCAACCTGTGGGTCCCACTACCGTGAACGAATACAACTTGACCGCCGATGGATATGCATTGGGAGACGACGTTGACATGCAATACAGGCTGAAGGCGGGAGTTCAATACACGACAAAGTACGGATCGGCGGCTGCTTCCCCTTTTTCGTCCACTGACTTGTTTTTGACCATTGCATCGCCGCAATCAAAATACATTGTTGCAACAAAACCGGAGATTGAAGTGACTGGAACCAGTTACCGAGTTCAGGGCGGCGGTCTCTACGATGGACGCGTTGCAGTGAATCTAAACATCAATGCCAAGGGGTTGCACGCAGAAGGTCTTCAGTCAGTTGTGTTCATTCTGGCTCAAGAAGGCAACTACACCAATTCGGCTATGCAGGAAGAAAGCCGACAGGTTGCGATTGCGTTTCAAGCAACCAGCGGTCTTACCAAAAGCTACACGGTTGGTGCGAATGCCAACATTGCAAGTGCCACCGACAACCTGGCTGCAAATGAAGTGCAGGAAGTGGCCGTCACTGATTTGCCTGGTTTTTCGGAAGGCAGTCTCACTCGTCACACTCTGGCGATGGGCAATCTTCTTTCAAATGATCAGTCCACTTTGTATTTGGCTGCGGACGCGGGGTTCAGTGCTTCCTCGCCCCTGACAGTGGTTGCAGTTGGGTCCACCCGATTGGGAGGTGACATTGCGTTCAAAGACCTTGTTCCTTCTTAAAAAGTTACAGAAGTATTAATAACCAATAAATATGGTTTTAACAGCATGATTTAATAATTTAAAAATGAATTATTAAATTGGTTAGCAACAATACACATTTAACAATTTTTAATGATTTTTAATAATTTTGTAAAATTTAATACAACGCATATATTATAATCATTCATTCACATGAGCGCTATTAAGCACACTCTGGTGCTGGGCAACCTTCTTTCAAACGACCTAATCAACGTTGTATCTGGATGCGAGCAGTGGGTTTGACGCCAACCTTCCAACTCAGCAATGAGAACACGCCACCTAAATTTCGTTAAATTATCAATATGTCATGCATTTGGGGTGATTAAATTGGTGTAATTGTGTGAAAAACTCAAATATTTTCTCATTTCATTAATGAAAAATAAGAAAATATCTATAAGAGAAAAAACAAAACATGGGCGGACCATCACGCAAAACTGGGAACACGTATAACTATGATACCAGACCCACCAATCTGAGAATTAAACGTTCCTGAATAAGTCATTCCACCTCCGCCTCCACCTCCAGTTCCATTGGTTCCTGCATTTGCCACCTGATTTAATGCACTGTTGGCTCCTTGTCCACCACCACCCAGACCACCTACTGATGTTCCTCCTATTCCTGCTCCCCCTCCTCCTCCAGCATAATATTTCATTGTGCCAGTGATGTCATATTGCAATCCATTACCACCATCTCCATTATTTGATGAAGGTTTACCAGCTTGCCCCGCGCCACCTCCACCCGCGCCACTACCCGTACCAAATATGATGTCATTGTCACCACCAGGATTACCGAAACCACCAATTTGAATTGAAGCACCACCCGTGGATCGTTCAACACATCCCCCACCACCACTGCCACCAGCTTGAGCATTTGTTATCCTATCTGCACCAGTACCACCACCCAATGCAGTCAATGATTTAAATGTGCTATTATTTCCATTTGCCCCCGCTGGACCACCTCCGCCAACAGTGAGGGTGTTGACAGAACCTGCATTCAATGTAAGTGATTTGACTGGATAGTTGGTAACTAAACCACCTGCACCGCCTCCACCTTGACCAAAAAAGGATTCCGCACCACTACCGCCGCCGCCGCCACCACCGCCGCCGCCACCAACAATTAAATAGGATGCATTGCATGTGACATTTGGAGTAACGGTTCCACTAGTGGTGACACTTGGATAGAACACATAAACGGTGTCACTGGCAACGGTACTCACGCTGTAGTTTACACCTAGAGTGAATCCAACCACCGTCAAAATTATTGGTGCGGGTGTAGGTGCGGGTGTAGGTGCGGGTGTAGGTGCGGGTGTAGGTGCGGGTGTAGGTGCAGGTGTAGGTGCGGGTGTAGGCACACTAACAATGTAATCGGTTCCACCACCCGAAGGATATGTGACTTGCATCTTGTAATTGTAAAGAGGCACATTGTCATTTACGCACAAAGGAATGACTGGACCCGGCACATCGCTGTCACTGGTCAAAGAGCAACGGTTTGCAGGACCATTGCATTGCAATGACACAGTTCTCATGACACTGTTGATTGGTATCTTAATTTCAGGCAGATTGTCCACGTTGGGGTTCGTGTACGTTTGCGTTTGCGTGGCCCACGCTTTCTTGCGTGTTAGCGCATTGCGCGACGCCATGGAGTACTGTTGTGCCTGTGACAGTTGTGCGCCATTTTTTTTGTATTTAAGAATTTCGGCCTTGCGCCGCTGGTCTAATTCATACGTGCTATATGATGCGCCCAAGCAATTGTTGCCTCCCGCGCGGCTCCATAAACGTGGTGGAATCGGCACATAGCCCACCCCTCCGCACGCGCTCGTGCTTTTATTTCCAATTGTATCTGCCATTTTGAAATAAGCCGATATTAAAATGATTTCAAATGCACGTGTTTCAAAAATGTTTTCCATTCATCCACGCTGGCTTGTTCTTGAATGATTTTATGAACATTGTCCAGAATGCATTGTTCATATTTTTTTCTTTCGGCATGATTTTTCCCGTAATGCACTGCTGTTGCAACATAATCGGTTTCTGAATCGCAAATGAATTCGGTTATGCCCATTTTGCGATACAATCCTTGCGTGAATTTGCCGCTAATCCGGGTTCCGGGACACGTGATGCACACTTTCCCCAGCAAAAATGATTCAATGGTTGAATTAAACCCCCCGAACGGAAAGTAATCCAGAATGATGTCGCAACCCTTTATGTTTTCAACATATTCTAAAAAGGGCACTTGATATATGAAATGCACGCGTTCGTTGCATTCAATCCTCGTATTTATGTAATTTTTGAAAATGACATCATCCGCATCCCCCTCGTGCGTGGACAAAATCACAACCACACCGTTTTCGTCTGCCTTTAATATTTCATTCAACATGCCAACAAACGAGGGGTGCGTTTTTATGAAGATTTGAATGCATCCATAAATGTGGGGATTTGAAATGCCGGTTTTTTCAATTACGGTCTTGCGCAAACCATTTGTTGGGTCATTGTCATTGTCATTGTCATTGTCATTGTCATTATCACCGTTGCCCTTATCACCGTTTACATCTTTGGTTTCTAATTGAATTTCTTCCTTGAAATGGCTGAAAATGTCATAATAATGGGTTCCCAGCGATTCAAACAAAACCAATTGTTCGCTGTAGTGCGCCTGGTCTTCCTCCGCGTTGAAATATTTGGACGACACAAAGTAGTCAATGTTTGGCAATCCCGACGTGTCCGAATGTCCCCACGTGTTGATTTGAACCGGCGCAAGGCGCGAAAAAGCAATGAATCGGGTTTGCTGACACATGCCAATTTCGGGGTACACGATGATGTCAAACTGTTGGTCCGCTATTTGTTTCCTATTTGCAATCAAATCACCGTCTTCCATTGTTATCACGACATTGGATGCGTGTGGCCCCATTATTTTTTCGTAAAATGCGTTCGGGGTTTTTTTGCGAGTCATGATTTTCACGTCAAACTCGGGATCATCGCACAAGTGTTTGATAATTCCTATGCGGTCCTTTGCAACGGAATGAAACTGGACAATGAAATCCGAAACAAATCCCACCTTTATTTTATTTGATGCCGATGCCGATACCGACAACGAGGGGGAAACCGCATTCAGCAAAAGATCCGGACACAATTTGGATTGCATCATTGCAATGTTTTTAAACAGTTCAGCGTTGCTCATGTCATGATACGCGTAGGGATAAGCACTATTGCGATGAATGAAGGTGTTTAAAACATTTATGGTTTCATAAACGGGACCGGTATTCATGATCATGAATTTTATCATTTTTTCATAATATGCGCGATGTTTTATGATGTGCGATTTGTTGTCGTACAAATAATAACTGGTAGTGACAATTTGTGACAGTATGCTGCACAACCCAATGGAACTGCACGCATTAAATGCACGCGCGAAGTCATCAAAATCTTCAATGTCAAATGAATTATTTTTATTTGTTAACTTTTTGTAAAACTCGTTTATTTTGGTCAAAATGGTCATCTGTTGCGCCCGTTCCGACCCTATCAAAACAAGCATGTCCATATTTGGGTCTTTCGTTTTAACAGAAGACGTAGACACAGCTGCATCCGTAGACACAGCCGCATCCGTAGACACAGCCGCATCCGTAGACACAACCGCATCCGTAGACGCAACCACTGGACAAATCATTGCGCGCTGCAAAACATTCAACAACAGTTTCGCATACAAGGTGTGAGAGTTGTACACGATCCAGTCAAAGTTGACGATGCCTTTCAAATACTTTTCATGGGTGGCACCAAACCAATAATGCAACGCAATCAGTTCATCCGATGGTTCGTTCGGCTTTTCAAAAATCATGTCGGTTTGCTCCCAGCTTGGCAGCAACCAAGTATTGGGGGTCAAAACGGTTACATCCGCGGGGTTGTGCCGTTTGGATAGGTTCAGCGGCAAAACGGTGGACGCTTCCTGCCATCCGTCCGGTTCAAAATGCTGCTCGTATTGGTTGAACCAGTCAACGATGAATGCCCCGTTGGGTTCGGTCATCATGATTGCATTGCACAGCCCCATGTTTTTCCCCGACTCCGTGATTTCATTGCCGATCACGAATTTATGGTGCAGCAAGTGCGCATAGGGTTTGACGCAAATGGTGTCCATGTCCAGGTACACCCCGCCAATTTCTTTCAGTTTCATGATTCGCAACACGTCGGCTTTGTGCTCTATTTTTTTCAATTCTTTGGACCCAATGTGGGTTGGCACTTCCACGAAAACGGTTTCGCAAATTTCTTTGGTTTTTTTCCACCAATTGCCTTTGGGTTCGTGATGATAGTACAAATATATTTTGTCCGGGTTATTCACCACCCTGCAGGACAGCACCGCAACATAGTAGACGAATGGAAAATCTTCTTTTTGTTGATCAAACCATACGAAATGTGCAATGTTTGGTATCATAATCAATTCGGTATATTTAATTTAATGCAATGCATTTAAATTAAAATATGCAAAAAATCATTATAAATGCTCATGCATTTACCGTCCCAGAAAATAGTGTTGGACTGATTGCGACTTACTATAACACTTCTGACAAAGAGCAGGACTGGTATAGTCGGTCGGAGTGAACAACTGACGACATGAATGACACACATTCCCCCCTCGCCTTGCACGGGTTCTACGCGCCCTTAAACTCTTTTTATGATATTTTCTATGTTTTCTAGACTTGATTTGGTGAATCATTTTTATAGTTTATGTTATACCATGTGCAAATATTTTATTTTCATTTCATACATTCATTGTTTTTTACGACGTGATTTTATTGCAATTGAGGCAATTGAGGCAATTGAGGCAATAGATGCAATCCCGATTACAAATGCAAGGCATGCGCGCACAGTGACCGCCTCCCGCACCTGCAACACGGGTTCGTCCCTCAAGTCGGGCTGCAATTCGGCCGCCAAGTGCGCCGCATTGGCCACGCTGGACTCCATGGACGTGAAGCTATACGAGCTATTGCCGTTTTGCACGCCGCAGTTATACAAGTTTTCGTACAGCGCGGACCGGTTCGGTACGTGGCCGTGCGTCGTCGTCATGAAGGCGTGATTGAACGGCACCCATCGCCGCCCGACAGCGTCATACGCGCTCTGCGTCAAGAACTGGTGATCCGGCTCCGGCAAGTCCGGGTAAATTTGTTTGAGCTGTCGGAACACTTCGTTCATGACGGCGCGCTTGTTGCCCGTCTCATTGGCGCTGACATTCAACTTTTCGGATGGGGCATCCGGCATGGTGACCACCGTGGAAATCACGGTCCGAGACCGCGGGTCGTTGAAGTCCATGTAGTCGGACAGCACAATGTTGCCGACGCCCCACGACGTGCGCGGATAACCCCATATCTTCGGCACATTGATTTTAGTACGCCAATGAAAAATCACCGAAATGTAAGGCAAGTACTGTGTGGATTGCTGGAACCGGTCAAAATCGGGTCCGAACGCGGCGCCCAGCTCCGTGTGCTCGTTCAAAATGCGCTGCACTTCTTGTGGCGGGCACGCCAGAATGATGCGGTCACACGCCAACGCGACGGGTTCATTGTCGGTGCGTGTTCGCACTGCAATTCCGGTCACGCGCTGGGCTGAAACAATGAACCGGTCAATTGCCGCATTTTTTGCAATGACCACGCCGCGCTTCACGAGCGTGTCTTCCCAAATGCGGAACAGTCCCACATCGTTCGGCACCCGGGGTTGATAAATTCCGTACAAGAAATTCTGGTTCAGGATTTGCAAGAAACTGAAGAGCGTGTAAGTGTCGGCGCTGCCGCCGTCGGTCAGCCGGCCGATGCGGTCCAATATGTCAATGGATGCTTTTGAGAAAGTGTGAGACGAGAGATATTCCAACAATGTAATCTCTTTAAAGGAATCATTCAATGTGATAAAACTCCAAAACAGGGTGACAATTTCTCTCGGAGATAGAACTCTCAAAGCTTCCGTCATCATGGTTGCCGTGCTGAAGTTGTATTTCACAAACAGCTCGTCAAACCGCGCGCCCATGTCTTCAATCAGGCGTTTAAACATGAGGAAGTTGTCAATGTAGATGCGAGGGCCGTGCTCCGTCATCATGCCGTCATTGGTGCGAGTTACGCCGTGGCACCCTCCTAAATAATCGCGTTTTTCAAGGAGCAGGACGCGCCTGGATGGGGACAATGATAACAGTTGGGCCAGCGCCAAGCCGGTCGGGCCTCCTCCCACGATGACGTAATCGTATTCGGTGTCCGAGACTGCGTTGGTGCCTGCATTGGTGCCTGCGTTTGTGCTTGTGTCCGTGTATTGCATTAATGCAATAATTATTTGTTATAATGAACACACATTAATAATAACAAACAAATGAATAAATTGTAAATGGCATAAATGTGCACAACCAAATACACTTAATTTAATCGGCACTCCATTGTCCGTAAAACCAGCGCATGGACAAATAATCCATTAAGCCGGGAGCTCCGCCGGATGCGCCAATCACCTTCAAATTGGGGCCTTCACTGACAATGTTTGCGATGGCTCGTGTGCCGAGCGTGACATTATAATAGCGCAACGACGAGATGAGGCCGTTAAACCCGCTGTTAATTGCGACATTCACGTCACCATAATTCTGGAACGGGACGGAGTTCAGCGGCAGGCGTTGCGCTAAATCGCCGTTAATAAACACGTCCAGCACCGTGTTTTCAACCCGAATGATGACGTTGAACCACTTGTTAATGGGAATGTTTTCCACATCAACCGAGGTGTTCGGGTTATCAAATGTGCTCATGATCACGCGAATCGCAGAATAGTCGTCCTTCAAATACAGACCGGGCCCATTATTCGGCATCATGATGCCTGTGCCGTCAGGCTTTATGCTCCCCTTGTTGAAAACGTGCCGCCATTTTCCAACGTTGGTCGCATCAATTTTACTATTTTGTTTGATGTACAACCACACGGACCACGTGATTCCGATGCCCCCTGCATCGTTCTTGGATCGGATGATGGTCACCGCGTTCGCTTGGGACGGATCCTGTGGAATTCTCAAATTGCCGACCATGCCATCCATCAAACCGTTCACCAAATATGGGGTGGAGTTGGGGGAAAACAAGAATCCCATGATTGCAACACACGCGCGCAACACATAAACAAAAACAATGACTGTCAAAATCAAAAAAGCGGTTTTTGCCACGTAGCTATTGGAATCCAAAAAATCTTTGGATCCGCTGACAATGTCGGGTGTCTTGAATTCATTCAACGCGGGGAGATTCATGGCTGGAGGAAGGACGCCACCTGTTGCATTTGGATTCATTTGATTCATTTGATTCATTGGATTCATTGAATAGTGCTAAAACAAAACGTTATGGATGATATATTATTAATGTATAATAATAAATTATTTTAATGCATTGATGCATTATCAAATTGTAACCTGCCCCAATGTTTGATCGTCTTTGATTACGCTGAAATTCAGCTTGTACCGGTTAACAAAGTCAAACATGCCGGCGCCGCTGTAACCAGCGCTGTAAATGTTCCACGCTTCTTCCGGCGTGAAATAATCGGACTTGTAAAGCACATTGGAAATATACCCCCGCAAGTCACCGTCCGAATCACCCTTGCATGCAGTGGTTGATTTAGTGTATGCCCCACCCACATACAGCGTGTCCTCTATTTTCAACTGTATTGGATTTGCGGCCAGCACGCAGGTTCTCACCAATTTCCCATCCAAATACAGATCCACCGTGTTGCCGTAAACGCTCATGGTGATGTTAACCCATTTTTGAAGCTTTATGTTTTTAATGTCGCATGACTTGGTGTTGTTGCTCATCAACAGTTTCAAATTGTTTTGAGCATTGTCCAAATACAGATTGAATGCCGCCGCATTTCCGACACAGCGCGTCAATATATTCTTTTTGAAAACCGTGTCAGAGCCCGTGTTTTGCCATGAGTCAACGTAAATCCACACGGAATACCCGTAATTGGCGCTTGCTCCAAACTTGGCACAAGGCACACTCAATGATTTGGATGCATCCGAAAAGCCAGCCACGTTGGTGGTGGTTTTGGTCATCAATTTGTACACCGCAAAAAACAAAACGATGATGAGAATGAATAGGAAAATGGTTAAAATGTTCATGATTGCCTAATATATATATAATACATCCTATATTATATTTAAATGCGTAGCAAAATGCACATGCGCATGAAACAATGTGTGGCCTAAAACGTGTTCACAAATACGTTGGCTTAAAACGTGTTCACAAATACGTTGGCTTAAAACGTGTTCACAAATACGTTGGCAACGGTTTTCATGATATTGGCCACCGTTCCATCGGTGCTAAATAATGCACCCAACAGGGCGCCAATTAATCCGAACACGACGGTTCCCATGAGAAGCCCTTTCACGGGTTCCACCCCGTCGTCGCGATTGAACAACCAACCAAATATTGCTCCAAAGAAGGCGCCCAGGAAACCATATGTTTTTGCGCCATGCGTGCTGAAAGACAATGGATTGTTGGGGGTCTTGTCAACATTGGACTCGTTGTCTACGGTCTCGTTGCTCACGGATTGAGACGCCAAATGGCTTGCCGAATCGCCTTGATTGAGCGGGTCCGGATTCACGCCCACAACCGGGGGGTTCAGCATTTTGTTTGTTTCATAAAACCATGCAATCTCGGCGTTCGTAAAGGGCTCGCGATTCAGCACCATGTTGCAAACCTCTCCCTGGACTCCGTACGTTTCATCCTTGTCATTGCCGTTGCCGATGACGACATTATGCATCGCCGAATTTGCGGGTTGAAGGTGCGTCCCGGTGTAAACCAATTTGCCGTTCATGAAAATGTCAATTGCCCCCTTGTCCGAATTCATCACGATGTTGTTCCATCGTTGCAATGGGACATCCATGACGGGTGGTATTGCAGCAGATCCATGCAGTTCAATGATCAGTTTGTTGTCCTTCGGATTGTATGAAACCCTTGGCCCAATGAGACCATCATTGCCAAATTTAAACACATTGAATGATTTGTTTTCGGCGTATGTGTTGGGGGGTTGGGGATGAATGTAGAACCACGCCGACACGCCGTAACTGTGGTTGTGCAGGTTTATATCCGTGGGATTAATGGTGGGTGTGGGTGTGGGTGCGGGTGCGGAAGATGGCAACGGTGGAAGCGGGTTCGGTCCCGACGCGGACGAAATAACCCCTTTAGAATCAACAAATTGTACTTGGTACTTGGAGACCACCGTTTTTGTTGTCATGGAAATGGGCACTGACACAATCTGCACTCCCTTGTGATTAATCGTCTTTGCAACCAACGACGGCAGATACAGTCCTGCCAAAATGAACGCCGCTTCCACTGCCAGCAGAATCAAATATGGACGGGCGGTTAAACCGTACTGTTCCTTCAACGCGTCAACGGCGTCCAACATCAAACACGGCAGATAAAACAGCATATTGCCAATGAGTTTGAGGACGTTAATCACCCAATTGGAATCTTCGCTGGTTTGAAACATGGAATCCCCCATTTTGCGTGACATTGAAAACATGGTGCGCGCCAGGCCAATGACAATTGCAATGCCCGTCATGTAAATCATTATGGTGATAGCGTACTGCAACAAATTGGCCATGGTGACAATCCGGCTCTGCGATGTTAAAAAATAGGAGATGATGCCAATAATGCATGCCGCCACGGCAATAAACATCATGGGTCGCAAAATGAATTCCGTATAGGTTGGTTCTTTGCTGCTGCCACTTGGGCCACTGGGGCCTTTATTGATTGGGCCACTTGGGCCTTTGTTGTTTGCAGTATACACGCCAAACATGATGAGAGAAGCAATGAACAACGTGAATAAAGTGATGACAGTTCCGCGCTGGCCTTCTATGAATTCCGTCAAATCAAACGATGAACGATACAGCAATAATCCTATCGCGGCAAATGCAATAAAAGCGACGATGGTTATCAGCGGATGCTCCACAAACAATTTGAATATCCAATAAAACGGGAATAGGATCAACTGAATGAGGGTCATCAAATTGAAGTTGCTAGTAGCGTCGGGTATAGTGTCAGCGGCACCGTTGACTGCATTGTTGTAACGCTTGTACAACGAAAGTGTTTTTACAATGAAATTCAAAATGTTGACCCCCATGCTCATCATCAACGTGTAAAACAGGGCGTTTATGTAGGGCGTGTTTTTTTCGGGATTGTAATAAGTTTTCGCGCCGTTGGATTGCTTAAAATTGGGGTTCCAGAAACATGACGCAAAGTGGGTTGAAACGCACGGCACCAACGAGTTCTTGAATTTATAAACCGAAATCATCAAGTACGCCACATAACACAGCAATGCAAAAATCAACACCCGTTTGGCGACGTCGTCCATCAAATCGTTGGTTTCCACGAATTTGAAATACGACATAATTGGAGATGATTCTATGAAACATTTAATTGATTCTTTGACTGTGGTGATCCAGTCCTTCATGGGTGATTTCGGGATGTAAATGTTGTACAAGTTGTACAAGTTGTATGCAATGGCCATCACAATGGAGACAACCGCCACAATTCGGAACCAATTCGTGGCCCCCGTTTTTACAAAATAAACCATCATCATGAACGGGAACCAGAAATTGAAGATGAATTGAGACGCTTTTGCAACCAATCCAGATAATATGTTTGCGTAATTACCTCCTCCTTGTTTGTAATTTTTAAACGCAGACAAGAGTGGAAATAATATGACGATAATTCCCATGAACACAATATTGCTTGTAAACCAACCCGTTCTCTCGCTGCCTTCAATGTTCATTCCAATGGCAGGATCGTTTGACTGCGTCGCCCCACTGGATACAAACACAAGGCCGACCAACGTTAACAGTGTTAATATGAAATTCAGAAGTCCAACCTTCCATTCGGCCACATATTCAAAGGAGAATGATGTGTACACTTTAGTTAGAAAGGCGTACAACCACACGAGTGGCAGCAGCGTGATGACCCGATTTCCGGTGTTTATTTGGGGTTTCCCGGTTGCCTCGTCCAGCGTTGTTGGATCCAATGTTGTATTTTTCATGTCGGATCGGTTGGTGGCGAACACGTAGGCGTACACGATTGCACCGATTGCGGCCAACCATAAATAATATCCAATTTTCAATGATTTTTCATTCGGATCTTGAGGTGCGGATGCGGATGCGGATGCGGATTGCATTGCAAAATCCAATTACTAATTATACATTGCATATATTTAAAATGTATGCAAATGATGCAAAATGATGCTGCCATTGAACTACCTGCCACTGAACTGCTAAAATGTTTCCATGGCGGTTTTTTTGCCGTGGCAGTCACGGCACAGCGCCACCAAGTTGTCCACGTTGTTGGATCCGCCGTGTTCCAATCGCACGATGTGGTCCACTTCGTACCACGCCGGCAACTGACGGTCGCAGTGCCCGCATTTCCACGACTGCTGCGCCGCCACGAACTTCTTCTTGGTTTCACTCACGCTGCGTTTGGTGGCATTGTTGCGTCCGGATGACGTGATGCGGGCTTCCATTTGCGCTTCGCGACGCCCTAAACCTGTTCCTTGTCCCGTTCCTTGTCCTTGTCCTTGTCCTTGTCCCGGTCCTGGTGCCGAATCAGTTTGAAACAGCGATTTATTGTTGGCGAAATCCAGAAAGGGGGACAGCATGTCGGCCGAAGACCGGCTGATCGGCATGTATCGGATGATGTCGTTTGCATGCGACAGCATGGAATGCGATTGCCCTGGGTTCTTCTTCAAGAAGATGTAGAGAGATAATCCAACAAATGCAAACGTGGACATCTTAATTTCTTTCTGCCATGAATGAAACACCTTCAAATATTTGCCGTCGTAATACGTGTTGAATATGAGGAACGCCGTGATTCCAAAAATAAACAGTTCCAGCTTCATTTTAATCAATTAAACCAATCAATCAAACCAATCAATCAAACCACGTATATATACATTGCATCATATAATATTGAAAAATCGCATGCATTTCGCATGCAACCCTTTCAATGCAACCCTTTCAATGGATACGGGGTTGGAACCCGTTGAGTGTCGCGCGTTTTGCTTGTGCCAATGTTAAACCTCACCATTTTTTTAATGGTTTTGTTTCGCGCCGCCGAGACGGTGTTATTAATTGTCCGAAGATGTTGTACGATGCGTTGCACGTTCATGCGCTTGTGTCCATTCACAAAGACAATTGTGCGAAACAAGGTCCGGTATTGTTGCAACATGGCCGCATAAGTGGAATCCGGCATGGTGAAATGATTCCGCTGCATAATGAAGAAGTTGTAAAACACGGACATGGTGCCCCACACATCCGTATTATAGCGATACACTTTGTTAAAATATTCATGCATTATGAATTGACGGCGCGCGGGATTGGTGAAATGGTATAGAATTTTGGCATTGTATTTTTCCATTGTCGTGTTGAACACGATGTTGGCCGTTTCGGTGTTTAATTTGAACATGGTTTTAAAAATGTATATGAAATAGTCATGCCCGGTTGGCGCCATTTCTCGGTATTCTTTGTACAAATCATGGATAAACGGCTCCAGTTGTTCGGGTTCGAAGTGTGCCGGCAGTTGTGAAATGAATTTGCGATAAAGGTCGTCAATATCAGATGAAATGAGCATGGTGGAAAACGGGCGATTGAATGTGACGGGATTGTTCATGAAGTAGTCTTCCGGTATGATTTGACGCGGGGTGGAGATTCCCGCAAGCCCCCAATCAATGACGCGCATATTGGATTCCGTCTTGTCCATCATAATGTTTTCGGATTTCAGGTCGTTGTGCATCACGCCCAGTTGGTTCATGGGTACTATCGCATTTACCAGCAACTTAGAAATGTGGTCATTCAGTTGGCACACTCGGCGCGCATCCATCGGCGATTTTTCCATCCACCCTATCAAATCCGTCCCTAAATGGGGCATGTTGATTGCGCGCAATTTATCCAAATGATGGTTTACATTGGAGGCGTTAATGTCCTTGTCAAAATTAATGCACGTTTCATTGAACCCCTCCAAATCGTCGGGACTAAGTGTGTCCGGCTCGCACGAACTAGCCTGCACGCTAAAATACCTTTCATAATTCTTTATTTTTTTTACATATGGCATTATTTTCTCTTGTTCTCTCATTTCAAAATCGGATCCTGATTTGTATCCCAGTTTGCTGATGTTGCCGTCATTCCTGTTGCGAGGTCGGTTCTTGCATTTAAGTGACGGCACGAAGACGCATCCTTGAGCCCCCGCGAACACGGGTTTGCCCCCCTTGTTTCTGCGTCGGGTTTTTTTCACCATGAACTGAATGCTGGAACTGAATCAATTGATTTCGGGTTTTGTAAGATATAAAATGAACATATTAAATTTTTTCATCATTTATTTGTAATACATGTAGTACAGTCCGGTTGCGGCGAATGCTGCTACCCCTGCGTAAATGAGTTTGCGCCGGTATTTGTATTCTTCATTCAATCGCACTTGTTTGGGTTTGTAGTTGGAATAGTACGCGTTCACCGCTTCTTGCAGCGAAACCTCGTCGCGATTCAAACGCAGATTGATTTGATTGTGCAAAAAGTGCACCCATTTGATAAAGGATTCGCGTTTGTCCAAATAGGGAGAAACCGGATACTTGTCCAGCAATTCGCTAAATGCGTTTCCGATTTGATGATTGGGTAAAAACAGCGGTAAATTTTGTATGAAATCGTAATATTTTTTGATGGTCACGTCGTTCGGTCTCTCGGGATACGTGACCGCCATACTAAACAGTACAAACCAGTAATGCGGTCCCCACACTGCCGGATCCAAGGCGGTTGTTGCAATTCCGGTTCCGGTTCCGGTTGCATTCATTTGTATTATTTATAATGATGATATGGTATGGTACGTGTGGGTTTGTATCTGGTTGTCTTTTTACAATCAAACGATATAAAAAGAACATGAATTAAACACATAATGTGTAGTGCGCCATGAATGAAATTGAAGAAGCCCGAGAGACAATCGTTCCAAAAAATGCCCATACCAATGCCAGTTCCCATTTTCGTCATTCATTTCAAAAAAAAAACGTGTTTTGCAACAACTGTGGAAAAAACGGGCATTTGATACACACTTGCAAAAATCCGATCACCAGCAACGGAATCATTGTGTTCAAGGACAGCGAAGAGGGGGCATCCTATTTAATGATCCGTCGCAAAGACACGCTGGGGTTCGTGGAATTCATTCGTGGAAAGTATCCAATTTACAATAAAATGTACTTGCAACGGATCATTGATGAAATGACCATGGATGAAAAGCGTCGCTTGCAAACCCAAACATTTAGCGAATTGTGGACAAACGTTTGGGGGGATTATTTGAATTCCAAATATCAAAATGAAGAGGCGGTGTCGTGTGACAGGTTCAACGCATTAAAAAACGGCATAAAAATAAATCGTGGAAATGGCATGGTGTCTTACATTTCACTGGACATGTTGATTGAAAATTCGACCACGCGGTGGAGCGAGCCCGAATGGGGATTTCCGAAAGGTCGCCGGAATTATCAAGAAAAAGACATGGATTGTGCGGTTCGTGAATTTTCCGAAGAGACGGGGTATGATGCCAGCAAATTAGTGGTGATGCAAAATATAATTCCGTATGAAGAAATATTCATGGGATCCAACATGAAAACATATAAGCACAAATATTATGTTGCCTATTTTCCGCTTTCACAAAATGATGCCATAAAAACGAGCCAATCCCACTCCATTTCTCCCAAATTTCAAAAAACAGAAGTGAGCAAAATGGCGTGGTTTTCGTTTGATGAGTGCATACAGCACATTCGGCCTTACAACCTGGAAAAAATCAAAATTTTACGCAACTTGAATGATGCGCTCAAGGAATACGAAATTGCGTGTTAGTGCATTTGTGCATTTGTGCATTTGCGCATTTGTGCATTTGCGCAATTGCGCAATTTATAATCATTTTATATTATAACGCAACATTAACATTAACCAACTTTAACATGGCATCATCCGAGGCACACAAAGAAGAACCCCTTGGATTTTTGTATCCAACCAAACACGATGCCGATTTTGCGCGGAACATTGCACAGCGCAGGGAGTTCAATGATACCAAGTACGACATTGTGATCCCCACTTCACAGCGTCAAATGGAGGAAGAAGCCACCAAAATGTGCGGGGCTGCATTTGAGCTTGCTCCACACCAGCTCTTTGTGCGCAATTTTTTATCGGTGATGACCCCGTACAACAGCTTGCTCCTGTATCACGGACTCGGAACCGGAAAAACGTGCTCCGCCATTAGCGTGGCAGAAGAAATGCGGGACTACATGAACCAAGTGGGCATTGTGAAAAAAATATTGGTGGTTGCGTCCGTGAACGTGCAGGACAACTTTCGTAAGCAGCTGTTTGACTTCAACAAATTGAAGTTTAATCGGCCCACGCGTCAGTTTGTCATTCGCGGATGCACGGGAACCAAGCTGTTGAAAGAAGTTGGAGGGAATGCAGAGCTCACTTATTTGACGGAACAAAATGTGGAGCGCACGCGCGCCGGCATTGTGCAGCGCATCACGCGGTTAATCAATGCCAGTTACGAATTCATGGGTTACATTGAACTGGCCAACACGGTGCGGCGTTTAACCACGGGTGCCGGATCCAAACAAGACGCCATACGTGCGATAAAAAATGCGTTCAATCATCGCCTTGTAATTGTGGATGAAATTCACAACGTGCGCAGCGACGAAGAGGTCAAGGACAGACAGGACAAGGACAGAGAGGACAAGGACAGAGAGGACAAGGACAGAGAGGACAAGGACAGAGAGGACAAGGACAAGGACAAGGACAAGGACAAGGACAAGGACAAGGAAAAACCAGGAAAAAGCGTATCGGACGAGTTGTACAAATTGGTGCGATACGCCGACAATTTGCGCCTGCTGTTGCTGTCTGGTACACCCATGTACAATGACCCGCGCGAAATTGTGTGGCTCCTGAATTTGATGAACGTGAACGACCGCCGCGCCCCCATTTCAGTGAGTGATGTGTTTAATCGTGATGGAAATTTGCTGCAAATCAACGGTCGCAACGTGGGTGCCGAGCTGCTGCGCATCAAATCCAACGGCTACATTTCGGTTGTGAAGGGTGAAAATCCGTACATTTTCCCGTACCGCATGTACCCCGCGGATTTTGCGCCGGCTCATTCTTATTTGACCAACCGAGAACGGCATCCCACGCTGCAGTTGAACGGCACCCCCATTCCGAATCCGATTCAACACCTGGACTTGCATTTGAACCCGGCGGGCGTGTATCAAGAGGCGGTCTACAATTACATCATTGAGCGCAAGCGCTTGGAAATGACGGCCGATGCCACGTCGTTCGGGTCGTTCTTGTTGAAGCAGCCCATTGAAGCGCTGAACATGGTATATCCCAGCTCGGAGTTTGACAAGCTGCTGGAACGCAGCAAAGCCACCGGAAAAGCCACTGGCAAAGCTAGCAAAATTAGTAAAAAAACACTGGAAGAAGAAAAAGAAGAAAAAGAAGAAGCAACTGAAACAGTGTCCGTTGCTGACACCGCCGTCCTTGCCCGCATAAACATTGGAAATTTATTGGGCGACACGGGTCTGAAACGGGTTATGAAGTACGACGAGTCGGAAGATGGCGCACGCATTTCCAATTTTGAATACAAACTGACAAAATACGGGCGCATCTTTTCTCGTGGTGAAATCATAAAATACAGCAGCAAACTTGCTAGCATTTGCGACCAAACCGAAAAAGCCAACGGCATTGTCCTGATTTACAGCGAATACATTGGCGGCGGGGCGGTGCCCATCGCGCTGGCCCTGGAAGAACTGGGATTCACACGATATGACACGCAAGTGGGGTCGTTGTTTAAAACCGCCCCCGTCCCGCAACGCTTCATTGGAGCCGCGAAAAAGCGGTTCCCTGCCAAATACGCCATGTTCACGGGCGACAAGCAGCTGTCTCCCGACAATCGCGCCGAGTTGGAAGCGCTAACCACTGAAAACGAGCACGGGCAGCGCATCAAAGTGGTGATCATTTCCAAGGCGGGCAGCGAGGGCATTGACTTCAAGAACGTGCGCCAAGTGCACATCATGGAGCCGTGGTACAACATGAACCGCATTGAGCAAATTGTGGGGCGGGCTGTGCGCAACTGCAGTCATGCCGACCTGCCGTTTTCCGAACGCAATGTGCAGTTGTTTTTGTACGGAACGACGCTGGCCGCCAATCCCAATGTGGAGGCGGCCGACTTGTACGTGTACCGTCTGGCCGAAACGAAAGCTGCGCAAATTGGGCAAGTGAGCCGCATTCTGAAAGAAAACGCGGTGGACTGCTTGCTCAACATTGACCAGACCAAATTCAGCCAGGAAGTCATTCAGCGGCACAACGGGTTTAGCGTCACAGTGCGTCAAGTGCTGGCAGACGGAACGCAGCTGCCCGATTATGTGGTGGGAGACCGCCCGTTTTCGTTTGTGTGCGATTATCAGGCGCGTTGCGAGTACCGGTGTTTAAGCGATAGCACCGGCAAAAGCGACAGCACCGGCAAAAGCGACAGCACCGGCAAAAGCGACAGCACCGGCAAAAGCGACCTGAAAATAAACGACGACTCGTATTCACAACCGTTCATTGCCATGAATGCGGACCGCATTCGGCAGCGCATTCGGGATTTGTTTCGCGTGCAGCACTTTTATGCGCGACGGCTGCTCTTTAAACATTTGTCGGGGCACCCTCGCGAACAAATTGACGTGGCACTCACCCATCTCCTTCACGACAAGGGCGAGCACTTGATTGACAAGTACGGACGCACCGGGCGCTTGATCAATGTGGGCGAGTATTACCTGTTTCAGCCGGCCGAAATAACGGACCCGCGCATTGACACGCATGACCGCAGTGCGCCGCTGCAATTTAAGCCGGACCACATCTCGTTTCCGCTGAATGACGGCACACTGGAACGACTGGCCGTGAAGCACGGGTTAAAACCGTTGGCACTACTGCGTCCAGTCCAGGCAGAAGGTCAAGAACACGGTTATCCGCCGCAAATAGAAGTGATCCATGCCGAATTTGATGCAATCATGAAAAAGCCAACGGCACCGGTTGATAAAAATGCCAAGGCATGGAATGATTTGTCTGCGGATGTGCTGCGGGAGCTGCACGATCGTTTTCAAGTGCCGACAGACGTGGTGAAAACATGCATAGCGCATCATTTTTTAGACGAATTCGCAGTGTCTGCTGCAACGTTTGAACTGCAGTTGCAGTATTTGAATGAGATTTACAAAGAAGGCAGCCAGTTGCATGAATTTGACCGACTGGCGCGCGAATATTTTGACGGCCTCATTCTAAAAAACCCGAAATACAAAGGGGAAGAGGGCATGCTGGTTTTGAATGCAGCCAGCAAAAATGGCATGCAGATGGTGACCCGCAAAACTGCTAAAAACGCATGGACCATCGCAAAATCCAGCGAAGAATGGCGTCCATACATGGCCAAAATTTCGGACATGATGCCGAAAGAATCTGATTTGGCTCAAATCATTGGTTTTATGTCTGCATTTAAGGAAAAAAGCGGTGGCAGTTACGCCGTTTTCAAAATAAAATACGTGAGTGAAAAGGGGACGGGTGCGCGATGTGATCAAATTTCGTCCAAACAGCGGCGGCTCACAATTGTCAACCAAATCATAAATGGGCTGGACCCCGATGTGGAACCGATTTACATTTACACCATGGAAAACACGAAGAATCAAAACACGGCCCGTTACTGTGTTTTATCCGAAATATTATTACGTTGTTACAACTTGATGAAAAAGGATGGGAAATGCTGGTTTCTGACACCGGTGCAAAACCAAAATCTGAACGCACACCACGCATGAACCTATGTATGCAATGTATGCATGAATAAGCAAATAAAACTATAATAATATGTGCATATAGTAACCAACGCAATCCAACCCAATCCAATGCAATCCCAAAAAAAAATCACAACCGCAACTACCACCGCCGTGTCCAATGACCTTTATGTTCCAACCATGGTCACTCAAAAAGTTGTATTGCCATTCACGGCAATCGGTAAAAACATTCGGGCTGTTTTGGAACAGCATTTAGCGCATGCGCACGAAGGCAAATGCAATGCAGAGGGGTACGTTCGCCCTCGTTCCACTCAATTGCTGGCACATTCTTCTGGGAATTTGGCCGACTACGGGTCGGTTGCGTTTGAAGCCATGTACGAATATCAAGCGTGCAACCCGGTGGAAGGCATGCTCATTGTGTGCGTGGTTCAAACGGTCACGAACGCGGGTCTGCATGCGCACATTGTGCCTGAACCGAGTCCGCTCGTCATCTTCGTCTCGCGCGATCACCACTACTCCGATCCGCAGTTTTCCAAAATCAAGGCGGGGGATGAAATTACGGTGCGCGTGATTGGACGACACTTTGAACTGAACGATCCAGCGGTTTCGGTGATTGCGGAATTGCCCAAGCACCACAATCCGAAATAATGACCAATGGCCAATGACCAAACACAATTCTAAAAAAAAATGTTAATTCAAAAAATTGAATTAAAATTACGTCAAACATGGATCATAGTAACGAGATCATGTCTTCCATTCACGCCCCCGCAAATGATTCATTGTATAAACCCACAATCATTCATCACAAAGTGTGCTTTCCGTTTTCCGAAATCAACAATTTTCAGTGCCTTCGCGACCAGTTGATGCGCAACATTTCAACCCAAATGAATGGCAAGTGCATCGCCGAAGGGTTTGTCAAACCGAATTCGTGCAACATTCGTTCACATTCAGTGGGCATCTTCATGGGCGGAAACATATCCTTCAATTTGGAGATTGAATGCATGATGTGTTGCCCCGCGGAGGGAACCGTCATGCAGTGTGTTGCAAAAACGGTGACTCAAGCTGGCATCCGAGCACACGCTTGCATTGAACCGTCTCCCGTCATCATTTACATTTCACGCGAAATGCATGATTCTTCTGCACAAAGCCGCACGATGGATTCCGTCAAACCTGGCGACACGCTTCTAATGCGCGTCATTGGAAAACGGTTTGAATTGAATGACAAACATGTGTCCATTATTGGAGAATGGTTGTCCATTTGAAACTATGAAACCGTTTACACTATGAAACTATTTGAAAAATTGTTTGGTTAATTCTGTTTTTTGATTTTCAACCTCCTTCAACTGGGTTTCTTGCTCATCCACGTAACTCAAATATTCGGTTAGTTTGGAAACAACGGCATCATCAATGTTTGTCAAATTCACAAATGAACCATTTTTGTTTTCGGTATATGCCACATTGTTTTGAGTGACAATTTTTAATATTTGAATTTGATGATGCTGATTCAAACTCTCAATGCGATCCTTTAATTGTTTTAATTCGGTTGTCATGGATTGGATTGTGTTGTGTTGTATTGTGTTGTGTTTAATTAATGCAATGATTCTAATATGTTTTTTTCATATTTTTATTGTCCAAATGTCTAAATGCATTTGCGTAATTGATTTAAATGCATTACAACAGTTCAATCCATCTAGACACCGATGAAATCATCACACCATATTGCGCTTGCTCATCGGGCTCAAGTGGAGGGGGAATTAAACAAGTTGCGACGAGTCATGCTTTACGATACTTCTTCGCAACCCATGCCAATCCAACCAATCCAATCAATTCAGCCAATTCAACCAATCCAACTAATCCAACCAATTCAACCAATCCAATCAATTCAGCCAATTCAGCCAATTCAACCAACACAACCAACACAACCAACACAACCAACGCAACCAACACAACCAACACAACAAACCAATGACACCGTATTTCGCCCTGCATTGAATCAAGATCCGCTGTTTTGGTGCCTTTACATGATGAAGAACGGCGCATTCAAATACGATCAACTAGCAAACCGTTTCACCGCCGAGCAGAACGGCAAGCGGGATGAAATAATGATGTTGAGAGAGCGGGCAAAGGCATTGAAGCAATCAACTGGCATCAAATTTGCAGCGTCTACCATAGAAGGCGATATCATGTCCCAGCGCATTTCGTTGCATGCGTTTCAAGTGCTCGTGTGCCTCAATTCCCTCAACGCAGTTTTTGTGAATCCTGAAACCCACGTGTATGCCGAATTCATCAATGATGCAGTGTCAGACAAACCGATTTACATCATAGAGCGCAACAGCAAAAATACCAAATGCGTGTCAATGACCCGGGCAACCGACCATGAGTTAACTTCTTTGCGCGCAACCCATTACCGCATTGAAACCCCCCAAAAACCGGTGAAGGCAGTGAGTGCTTACACCGTGGCAGAACTCACCGAAATGTGCCACCAGTTGAAAATACAGATGACACCCAAAATGAAAAAACAAGAGATATATGATGCGGTGGTCAAACAACTGGTTTTGTAGCACAAGTGGCCAAATGGTGCAATTATACTATTTAAAATTAAATAATAAAATTGAATTTAAATATTATGCTGGGTTAATATACAGTACTAGACCCCCGAACCACAATGCAGAAACATCAAAAACAAGCCCCGCCCCATGAATTGTTTGATGCGATGGTGGAAACGTATTTAGGTGGGGTATTGCAAACCGATAACGGGTCATTAGAATTGGAAGTACGGTTTGGAACCCGAAATTTGAAGCATGTTGCATCCATTACCAAAATTGATTTTGACAACGTGATTAAAACCCTGTTGTCTACCGGATTCATCATGCAAAAAACGGATGAGTACACCCTGAAAATCAATTCCGAAATCGTGAATGGAAAGCCCGAAATGTCCAACATCCGCACCGAGATTGCGGGTCTCCACAACATTCAAATGTATTGCAAAACGAATTCGCTGGACAAGGTGCAGCCAACATTCGTTCAAAAAACGGCGTTTCAAAGTGGTGACAGTGGCGCCATACCTCCGCTCAATTTTGACGACTTCAATTTCCGCTTGTCGCTGCAGAAAGAAACCAAGTTTGCCGAATCGTCTTCCACTGCAAAAACGGTGGTGGGACCATGGCGCAGCAGCCGAAAAACGTTTCGTTACATCAATCGCAGCACGTTTCGCAACCCGGCGATGCCGTTCGTGGTGGACATGAGCATTGTCAAAGAATCGCGCCGCGACCATGGCAACGGCGGCAGCAGCAACATGATCCCCACCCACACGTTTGCCGAGTCGCAGGTGACCGAATCCCAGCCCAAATACGAGATTGAAATTGAGGTACTGAATGATGCGGTCGGGCAAGGGACCGACTTCAGCTCTGCGCGCAAGTTGGCTGATGCGATGCGCTCGTGCATCAAAACCATCATGTCCGGTCTCCAAGGCACCAACTATCCGGTCGGATTGACCGAGCGTGCCGAGGTGGCCGAAGACTACATGCATTTGTTGCACCCAGAAAGAGAAAGGGAATCGCAAGAAAGGGGACCGCAAGAAAAGAGGAATGAAAGAGACAGAGAAAAACTCGTGAAGCCGTTGCTTCCAAAGCAGTTCATTGGTCCGTCGTCCTACACCCTTCAAATGCAAAACATTGTTCCCGTCAATGAAAACTGCACCGTCCCCAATGTTCGCAACAACTACACGGTAACCGACAAGGCAGATGGCGCGCGCAAACTCTTATTCGTGTCGCCATCCGGCCGCATTTACTTGATTGACACCAACATGAGCATGCAATTCACGGGGGCGCAGTGCGGCAATGACAAGCTCTTCAACACGCTGCTGGATGGCGAGCACATCTTGCACGACAAACACGGACGTTTCATCAACCTGTTTGCGGCGTTTGACGTGTACTACATTGCCAGCAAGGACGTGCGCGCACTGCATTTTGTGCCGCCTTCCGCCGAAGTGTCTGCCAGCAAGTACCGCCTGCCGCTGTTGGTTGAAACGATAAATGCATTGAATGCGCGTCCCGTTGTGCGCGGGGCATCCACATGCCCGATCCGCATTGAATACAAGAAATTCAAATACACGGGACAGGATCAAAGCATATTCCAGTGCTGCGCCACGCTGATGTCGCAGATTGACTCTAATGCATACGAATACACCACGGACGGCATCATTTTCACGCCGGCGGATGCCCCCGCTGGTGGTGAAGTGGGCGGCGAATCGGCCGGACCAAAGACCAAAATCACGTGGCCGCTGTCGTTCAAATGGAAGCCCGCGGAAGCCAACACCATTGACTTTCTGGTCACGCTGGTAAAAGACACCAACGGCCAGCCCAAAACAACGAGCATTTACACGGATGGCATCAACGTTACCAAAATGGACCAGATTGTGCAGTATAAGACGTTGACGCTGCGGGTCGGGTTTGACGAAAAAAAGCACGGTTACTTGAACCCGTGCGAGGACGTCATTCAGGGGAAGCTGCCGGTACGCAGAGACAGGAGCGGGAGCGGGACTAGCGAAGACTCTTACAAGCCTGCGCCGTTTTATCCCACAAACCCGTATGATGCCGAGGCGCACGTGTGCAATGTGATCCTTCGCGCGGATGCGGCAGGAAACCGCGGCATGATGCTGACTGCCGAAAACGAGGTGATTGAAGACGGCAGCATCATTGAGTGCGCGTACAATGTCGGCGCTGCTGATCCGCTCTTTCGCTGGGTTCCGTTGCGCGTGCGCACCGACAAAACGGCGGAGTATCGCAGCGGCCAGAAGAACTATGGCAACGCTTACCACGTGGCCAATTCCAACTGGCACACCATTCACAACCCGATCACGAAGAAGATGCTGACCACCGGATTGGACATTCCGGATGAGCCGGCCGATGACGACGTGTATTACAACCGCGTGACGGAATCGGGCGACACGACCACGCGCGGGCTGCGCGATTTCCACAACCGCTTTGTCAAGCGCGCTCTAATTGGCGGGGTGAGCAAACGCGGCAACACGCTCATTGATTTTGCGGTGGGCAAAGGTGGCGATCTTCAGAAATGGATCCACGCCCAACTGTCGTTCGTGTTCGGCATTGACATTTCAAAGGACAATATTCAGAACCAGCTGGACGGTGCGTGCGCGCGCTACTTGGACTACTGCAAACGGTTCAGCATCATGCCGTCTGCGCTGTTTGTGCATGGCAACAGCGCACTGAATATCAAAAACGGGGCGGGCATCAGCGGCGAAAAATACAAGCAGATTGTAAAGGCCGTGTTTGGCGATGGGCCGAAGGACAAGGCGCTGCTGGGCGAAGGTGTCTATCGCGAATACGGAAAAGCGGAAAACGGGTTCAACGTCTCGTCGTGTCAGTTCGCAATTCACTACATGTTTGAAACCCGGGCCAACGTTTGCAACTTTCTGCGCAACGTGTGCGAGTGCACGGAGGTGGGCGGGTACTTCATCGGCACCACATATGATGGTGCGACCATGTTTGACGCGCTGAAATCGTATGAAACGGGTGACGGTATTGCCGTGCTGCACAAAGGCAAACGCGTGTGGCAGGTGACTAAGGCATACACCGCCACCGAATTCCCGGATGACGAGACGTGCGTGGGATACGCCATTGACGTGTATCAAGAGTCCATCAACAAGACGTTCCGCGAGTATTTGGTCAACTTTGCATATTTGAAACGGCTCATGACGAATTTCGGGTTTGAGGTGGTGCAGCGCGATGATGCGGTCAAGGATTTGGGACTGCCAGATGGAACCGGCATGTTTGAGCAGCTGCATGCGCAAATGATGGCGCGTATAAAACAGACTCCATCGCTGGCATCTGAATTGGGTGACGCACCCGACATGCGCGACTACGAGCGCCGCATCTCCTTTTATAACCGTTACTTCGTGTTTAAGAAGGTGCGATCCATTGACAACGCGGAGCTGGTGGTGAAGAGTTTGTTGGGCATGTCCACCGCGTTTGAAAAACAGATGGCGGCTTTGGCACATGATCAAGAACAAGAACAAGATCAAGAACAAGAACAAGAACAAGAACAAGAACAAGAAAAACTGGATCAAGCCCAGACAAAGCCGGCAGTTGCAGCTAAGGCTGTTAAGGCTGCTAAGGCTGCTAAGGCTGTTAAGGAAAATCAGCCTGTCATTGGGCCTGTCGTAGCTGAAAACGTATCTCTTAGTGCTGCCATACCAGAGAAAAAAAAACCAGGAAGGAAACCCAAAATTCAGTTAATAGTTAAGGACAATGAATAAAAAAAATGTTGCAATCATGTATGCGTAATTTAAAATGCAAAATCAAATTAATAAATTAAAACTTGGTTCAACATATCGTTTTCGGATCGGAGATAATAGAACAATTCATGTTGGGCAATACGAAGGTGTTGATGGCGATAACCTAAAATTTTACGTAACAGAGAACAATGAAGGAAGTTACAAAATGTATCCAATCAGCATGATATCCGCCTGGCAGCCTCGTCAAGGTGGTCCAGGAATTGATAATGCATTTGTCATGTTACCTAACGGAGGAAATCGTAAGTCACGCAATTCACGCAATTCACGCAATTCACGCAATTCACGCAATTCACGCAATTCACGCAATTCACGTAAATGTCGCAAGTCATGCAAGTGTCGTAAATGTCGCAACTATAGCAAAAAACGACATTGAAATTCCATTATTTTAAAAATTGATTTAAAAATAATGGCATAATACAACAATTAGAATCTAGAATCCATCCATATAATAATGATCATCCCCGTCAAATGCTTCACCTGCGGCAACGTTATTGCCAACAAATACGAATACTATCTCAGCGAAGTGCGGCGACTGAAGATGTCCCGCGGCATGGACACCGAGAAGGTCATTTATTTGACCAAGGAATATATCAACAAGACTCCTGAAGGGGAGGTCATGGACGCACTTAAGCTGAACAAAATGTGCTGCCGGCGTCACTTCTTGACGCACGTGGACATTGAATGAATTTCACGCGATTGCATTGTGTTATATCTCATGCATGTGTGAATTTGTGGTGGAATCTGGGATGGGCGCATGTGGAATGATGGGAATATTATTGTGCATCAAATCATTTTCCACTATGGACAAACACACCGCCAATGCAGTATATTTAAATGTCATCGGAAAAATTCCATGAATGCAAGAAGCAACCGATGCGCACAATAATTTAGCCGCATTTTTGGTAGAATCAGTTAAGTTGCGTAAATAACTCCGAATGCTGTTGCGCATGTTGTAAATGGTAACATTCATGCGATGTGCACGCATGATGTCTGCTCTTGTGTAGGGTAGCGACATTTTTGTTGGGATATGTATGCTATATACACATGAATTGCATGATGCGTTTATTTATTTTTTTTATATAAATAGAATACAAGACTTCAATTTATATATCAACCAGTCTCAATATGGCAAAAAGTAGAACAAACCGCCGTTCCAAATCCAGGCGGGGAGGTGCTGCAGTGTTTGTTGGCTCATCGTGGGCACCCGCGGCCAGCAACATGCACCGAGATCTCACCGCGCCTTCCGCAATCGGAAACTATTTCAAACCAAGCCCATATGGAGTGCCAGGGGGCGGGTTTCAACCTCCGGTTCCTGAAATGAATGGCCCGGACAGGTATCAAATCAATGAACTTTCGCCCCCAGTGGCATTGCACAAAGGCGGATTCAAGCGAAGTAATTCTAAGCGAAGCACTTATAAGCGAAGCACTTATAAGCGAAGTAATTCTAAGCGAAGCACTTATAAGCGAAGCAGAAGCGGATTCAGGCGTGGAAAAAGAGGTGGATACATGCTCGGCGGATTGCCTCAACTTGCTCAAACTGCATGGGACAATGCCACCATTGGCGTTAAAAATGTAGTGAATGGATTCAATGGCACATCGCAACTGACATCAGCATCGCCTTGGATTCAACCCGAATTGACAAAACCGCCCAACATCCCCCTTGCAAAACCGATTGACATTGCATCTCTCAAAACGGCTGCAGCTGAACGGGCTGCCAACGCTTAAAACGATGACTGAATGTGCATGACATTTTCACGCATTTATTCAAATCCACTAGCGGCACAAGCGTTTCATCTTCGTCATCGCTCTCTTCCAGCGCATCCAGATTTCGGTTTTCTTTGATGTTGCGAAACAAAGCATTCATCATAACACTGGTTTTGTAATTCGGAATGTGCGCAATCATCGTGTTTGCCGTGATCGGCTCGTCCTGACTGCGCAACACATAATAAATGTCGTTTTGAGCATCGGGACGAATCATGAATTGACGGGTCTGCAACGGTCTTTGCGTTTGTGCTGCAATGGATTGGATTGATTGCGTTGGTTGCGTTGGTTGGATTGGTTGCGTTGGTTGCGTTATAACCGCATTTGCCTGTTTTGGAAAAAATGAAAATGCACGTTGATCCACAGGTTCAATCAAATTCATACACAAATTTTTGAATTCGCTGCATGCGCGATTCATGAACCGGTGCTGAATGCAAAAAACGTCATATGTTGTAATGACACCAGCATCGCGCGCAGCATCGTCAAAATTCGTGTGCATGATGGGCATGCAGAATTTTAACGGGTGATTTGACGTGATCTCTTTGGCATAAGCGTCAAAAAACACGGCAAACCGGCCCAGGGCGCCGTTGTCCGGTTGTTTTTCCCCACATAAATAATGCACATTCTCAACATTGAACCGTCGCTGCACGTCGGATCGCTTTTCAGACACACATGTGCCATAAATGATGGTGCCTTGTCCGGCATACCATGCTTCATTCGCAAATGGCAGGTTCATCATGCGGACTACGTCGTACAACACGACGTTTCGTTGACTTCCGGAAACTCCCGGTGTGTACGGACGTTTTGCGATTTGAAACATCCAGCACTGCTTATTCGTGAACCAAATCACACATTTTCGCCCTTTAGGTATGACCGCATACACATCGGCTAAAAATTTCTTATGAACGGAGGTTTCATAATAAATTTCAACTGTAGTTTTAATTCGTTCTTCCAAAATGTGTTGAAATGCGTTGGGAGTTTGCTTTTTTTGCATTTTGAAGTGGTTGTGGTTGTGGTTGTACTGAGCATGTGAATCATTGAGACAAATGCTTTAATATGTTTTGCATTATTCACTTGTAGATTGAACCCATCTCAATGAAATCGGATTGGGGTTGCGGGTCCTGGATTGTGCGCGTTGTCTGAGAGGAATTAAGATCCATCAAATACCGTTTTAATTCATTTTTCATATCATCCGCATTTGAATTTGAATTGAAATTGGAATTTGCGTTGTTGGCATTATTGTTTGAGTTGTTGTTGGCGTTGTTGTTGGCGTTGTTGTTGGCGTTGTTGTTGGCGTTGTTGTTGGCGTTGTTGTTGGCGTTGTTGTTTGAGTTGGCGACTTGATTACGCAGCTCCCTAAACAACGTGTCATACCTTTGTTGGGGGCGTTTCACCATGTCCTTTATTTTGGGGACAGTCAATGTTTCTTTAAAAAATGAATACAAGTTGTGAATCACAAAAATAATTATGAGAGACACAACTGAAACTTGAATGAACCAAAGCATCGGCTAAACTAAACTATGCCGACATAGTTTTTGTGAATTTGAAACGTATGAGAACCGAGAACCGAGAACCGAGAACCGAGAACCGAGAACCGAGAACCGAGAACCGAGAACCGAGAACCTAGAACGAAAAATAAAAATGTTTAATAAATGATTTAAACCCAACTACATGATTTCCATAAACATCACAAATCCATCAATCCATCAATCCATCCATCAATCAATGCTTCATTCAGCACATGAATCCGTTGCACTCGCAAACCCAGTGTCCATCATTGTTGTGGAACGCAATGGGGATTTACGATTGTCTCAAATTAAGGAATACAGCGAATTGGAGCTGTCTAGAAAATGCAAATGCAAGTCCCCGTCTGGGTTTGAAATGCGCGCAGAATGGGCGTATTCTGGACCGGATGAAGATAAATTTACTGTGGAATTGTGGGCCCGCGAAGACGGAAAGGCGGGACAAGAAAATAAATACGAATTTCCACCACCAGTTGACACCATTTTATTTTTTGGGGGGTGTGCGTTGGTGGCCAAAGACATGACGCCCCAGCATTGCGTCATTCCGCTCACCCTTGAAAAATGGGACAAAATGTACAACTTTTTGTTTGGCGGGTTTGACACATTGGCGGACGACGATGACGACATTGAAACGGATGACTTGGATTCCATTGATGATTTGGGCCGAAAAACAAAAGACGGGTATTTAAAGGATGGGTTTGTGATTGACACTAATGACGAGGATAATACAGAAGATGACACTGATTATGAAGAGAATACTTCCACGTTGACGGACGACGATGATGATGATGATGATGATGATGACGACGACGATGATGATGACGATGACGATGACGATGACGACGACGACGACGATGACAATGACATTGACATTGACAACGATAACTGCAATGAAATCATTCTAAAACAAAAATGCACTTATGAAAAAAATAAAATCATGCCATCCGTAACAAAAAAACGCAATGCAAAACAACCAAGGGAAGAAGCAGTGGGACCGTCGTTTGAATTGGTGGAAGAAACATACGAGTATTTTGATGATTGAAAAGAATGCAAAAAAAAAACAAGTAAGCAACGCAATCACGTGATATAACAAACGAAAAAACAATATAAACTGAAGGCGTGGCTGTTTTATAATCAAATATGGCATATTATGTGGAATTGCCAAAACTGCACAACCTAACGGTTCGTCAGTTTGAACAAACGGATGCTGTTTCGGACCCCATGTTTGAAATTGCATGCTGCTGCAATGCAAATGCGCAGGAAAGGATCATTTCGCACACCCTAGGCATGCATTTGGGTGAAATGAAGGAGCAAATAAAAGAGTGCGGCGAAGATGCGTGGGACACCGTGAAAAAATACACCAACCCATTTGAATTCATTCACACGGCAATACCCAACTCCAAAATTTACACGGTCAGCAAACTGCGACCGTTGTCGCGATCGTTTTATAAAATGATTGAAATGTATTCCACTTTTTTCAATGCATTGCACGACCCGCCCAGTATGAAATCGTTTCATTTGGCCGAAGGACCCGGTGGCTTCATTGAAGCGATGATACACATCCGGGCCAAGGGAACGTTGAATTACAACCCAACCGACGTGCATTATGGAATGACGCTGTTAAACACGGACACGTCGTGCCCTGGATGGAAAAAGAGCAAAGGGTTTTTAGAAATGCATCGCAACCGCGTGTGCATTGAAACCGGCGCAGACGGAACCGGAAACATTATATCTTCTTCCAATTTTGAACACTGCGTGTCTCAGCATCAAAACACGTGCGATCTCATCACGGCCGACGGTGGATTTGATTTTTCATGCGACTTCAACAACCAAGAGACGATGGTGCTGAGTCTCCTCATTGCAGAAATGGGGTTTGCGCTGGCGCTTCAAAAACAGGGGGGTCATTTCATATTAAAAATGTTTGACACGTTCACAAAAGCCACGATTGACGTCATTTACGTTTTGTGCAATTTTTACCAAGAGGTGTACGTGTCTAAACCATGCACGAGCCGTCACGCAAATTCGGAACGATACATTGTTTGCAAACATTTCAAACCGTCAACAACGGTTGGATTGTTGCCCCATTTGATCGCCATGTTCAATCAGTTGGAAACCATTCCGAAAAATGCCACGATCACGTCCTTGCTGCCAACGGAACACGATGCGCATTTTTTAAATAAAATGGAGGAATGCAACGCCATCATTGGTCAGCAGCAGATGGAGACCATCAGCGCCACCATCAACCTAATTTTAAATAGAAGCAATTCCGACAAGCTGGAATCAATGAAACGACACAACATCATGAAATGCATGAGCTGGTGCGACAAGCACTGCATCCCCTACAATAAAATCATTCAACAAAACAACATTTTCTTGAAATGAATTGATTACTGTACTGCAACCATCAATTCATTATTAATATTTTATCATGTCATTGTATACCCTAACTAAGAACTAAGTGAGAAAATCATGCAGGTTAAGAAACATGCGAATTCGCGATTGAGACGCAGCAAAAGCAGAAAAGGCAACAAGGGGAGGGGTCGTATGGCAAAAACACGGCGAATGAGGGGCAGAGGATGGTTTGATTGGTTTCCTGGATCTGCGGCTGAATCTGCTGCCGGATCTGCTGCTGGACCTAAATACATGCAAGTTTCCACTGAAGAATCCGAACCAGTAATGGTGACAGACGTTTTTTTTAAAGATGGCAAAAAAACAGGAAAATATACCGGACGCGCCCTGCATTTAGGTGACGGGTATTCTAGACAAGACCCAGTGGGAATAATGAAATACGATGACGGAAGCAAATACATGGGACCATTTGTAAATAATAAGAGACATGGTGAAGGCGTTCTTACTGCCAAAGAATCATGTGACGTTGATGGATCACGTCATGATGAGTGTGAGACACAACTGGAAGGAAACTGGGTTGACAATGTGCTAACTGGTAATTTTAAAAAAACATATTACAAGGGCGATACAATGTTAAAGTCGGCAATTAGTTTTGCCGGAAACCGAAAAATGTTTTTACCACAACAAATTCCGGCTGCACGACCACCCCAAACGTTTGATTGACGAGACGAATACTAGCATAGCATAATTTGACAAATTATTTACCCTCCCCCCAAAAAAAAATAAAAAATCTAAAATCTCGTTCGAAATAATAATATAAACATTCAGATTATATTATTCATTATTCGTACATGCAATCAACACTTCAAATATTGTACAAAACCATTTATTCTCGCCGGAAAAAAGAGAGATTTGAAACCATTTTAGAACCGTTGCAGGCGATTCTCCAAATTGCGTTGCTCTCGTTTTACCCGGTGGGAACCAAACTCACAATCCAGAACAACATTTTGACGCTGCAACCTCCGGCGTATTCGCAGTCCATGCTGCGCTGGTACAACAACGACACCAAGGAAGACCTGTATTTTTTGTTCAACGTGTTTCACCGCTTCAAGAAGTTTTACGCGCACTGCAAACACGACGACGGATCCGTGCAGCACCGGCTGCACTTATTATTGAACGAACTGGCGAAAACGGGCATAAACAAGCTGATACGAACCTATGGGCAAACCGACAAGCCGCACATCCTGCAGACGCTCACCATGTACAAATACATACTGGAGGATCAGCTGTCACCGGATCTCATGACGCTGCAAACGAATGCATTGGCACCGGCTTCCAGCGCAAAACCCTACAAAATGAAGCCCGTTTCAAACGATGATGTCACGCACGAAATGACCAATGCCAATAACACCGTGGACGACATTTTTGTCACCATTGTGGACATTTATACGCCCGAGCTGCAACACATCATGTACAATACGCTCATCATGATGCGGGACAACGAATCCAATTATCAAGCATACGCAGAGGGTCTGAGCCGATTGATGGAGCCCACCTGCATTCAGTTGAAAAAATGGATTGACGAGCACATCGTGTACTGAATCAGAAAACCTACGGTTTTCCGAACCTTTCCCTCATGAGAAAAGGCACGGCTCGTCGTGCCGAACCCCTCCTCGCCGGGGAACACTCGTGGGGGGTTTAAGGGGGGCGCTCGTCGCCCCCTTGTAGTTTGACGCTGGATTCGGAGTGTCGGTTGGTCTCCAGCGTGCCCTTGATGCGCCGACCAAATTCGGGGAACTCAATGTTAATTTGTTGAGGTTCCCCGTTTGCAACGTAGTCCTGGATTTGCAGCATGAGCGCCTTTACGGCAGCGAATTTGGACGCGTACAGTTTCAATTCCGACAGCTTTTCCAAAATGGGCTTGACCTGGGCTTGCCGCTCCGCCTTCGTTCGGTCCGATGATGTGTTTGTGTTTGTGTTCGCGTTCATGTATCCGTATAATACATTGTGCGCAGCATTTAATTGTTTTTTTACACAAAAAATAATGAAATCAATGAATCAATGAATCAATGAATCAATGAATCAATGAATCAATTAATCAATGAATCCAAACAATCAATTGGCGCCCGTGTTTGAAAGCGCATCTGCACGTGCATTGCTGTCGCGGTACACATGTTCATAATCAATTTTGACAAATTTGGATGCCAGCGTCACAGCGCATTGATGCAGCGGCACCAGTTTGGGCGAATTCACCTTGTATTTGCCCTGCATTTGCCGGATGACGAGCTGGCTGTCGCCGCGTACCTGCAGCTCCGTTATCCCCTGCTTCAGTGCCGTATTCAGGCCCAGTATGAGCCCCGTGTATTCCGCTTCGTTATTGGTCGTGCTGTATCCCGCAAACACAGACTCCGCGAACACTTCGGCGCCCTCTTCGTTGTAGATGACTGCTCCCGCTCCCGCGCGCCCAGGATTGCCCTTGCTACAGCCGTCAAAGAACATGGTATGCATGGTTTGAAATGATATGCAATGCAATGATAAATCAATCCAATTATATACAATGCAATGATAAATCAATTTTTTATGATTACAACAATTTAAATTTAAATGATGTATTGTATATGAATGCATGTGATATGAACAGCATAACCTCCTTGCAACATGCGCTCTACATCAACTTAGAGTCGCGGACGGACCGGCGCGCGCACGTGGAAGCGCAGTTAGCCGCCATAAAAACGGCAGACAATGGCTTGTCTAATTTAGTGCCCGAGAGATTTAACGCCATTCAGCACGTGATGCACGGCGCCATTGGCTGCAGCATGAGCCACATGCGCTGCATTCAAATCGCCAAAGAGCGCGGCTGGGACCATGTCTTAATATGTGAAGACGACGTCCTGTTCACGAACGTGCCGCTGTTTTTGACGCAGCTTGCAAAATTTATGGCGACGGTTCCGACATGGGATGTGGTGCTTCTGGCGGGCAACAACATTCCCCCGTTCAATGTAGTAAACGACGCGTGCATTCAAGTGGGCAGCTGCCAAACCACGACGGCGTACGTCGTAAGAGCGCACTACTACGATGTGCTCATTGCCAATTATCGCGCCGGCATCAACCAGCTCATGCGCAAACCGCTGCAGAAGCTGGAGTACGCCATTGACCGGTACTGGTTTGAACTGCAGCGCCGGGATCGCTGGTTCTTGATCACGCCGCTCAGCGTGGTGCAGCGCGAGGATTACAGCGACATTGAACAGCGCTTCACAAACTACGGGTACCTAATGCTGGATTTGGACAAGCAGCAGCTCATGCAACGCCGCATGGAACACATGAAGATGCAGATGCAACTCAAAAAATGAATGAAAGGGGGGGCTCATGGCATAGTTCCGGTTTCAAACTCGCACAGTATTCGGGGGCTTGTTATGCGGTACGTGTAATGCGTGGCATGTCCGAATTCATATTTGCATTCCGGTAGATCTGAAATATCTGGTTCTTGTGAATATTTTTTGTCATTGTTGTTCTTGTTGTTCTTATCATTAATGTCGTTCTTAGTGCCGATGTTCTTAGTGCCGTTTCTACTACTGCAGCAATAATTGCACAATGAAAAAGGCTCAAGTGTGTTGATTGGATTGTTTGGATTGTTTGGATTGTTTGGATTGTTTGGATTGTTTGTATTGTTTGGATTGTTTGGATTGTTTGGATTGTTTGGATTGTTTGGATTGTTTGTATTGGTGATTGGGATGGGGATGGGTCCCAGCACCGGACTTGATTCCGGAGTTATTATTTTTTGATACACCGTAAACATTTAAGTTAAAATTTGAATTTAAATGTTTTTTACAATGTTGTAATATGCGTGGATTTATTTTTTTTTTAGTTTGAGAATGTCCGAGTCAAAACCCAAGGCAGACAATGTCAACATCACGTTTTCCACGTGCTGGTACAACTTCAAGGCAAAATTTAATTTCAGCGTGTATGCCCAATGGATCCGCAACATGCTGTCCAATGTGCGCGCATACAACCTCGTAATTTACACGGATGAAGCCGGTTTGGCTGCGTTTGATTTTAACGCGTACGCCGCCGTCAATCCGCGCATTCGCGTCGTCATTAAACCGTTTGAATCCTTCCGAAACTACGCGCTAAAAGACATGTGGATCGCCAACCACGCCAAAAATTCACTGCTAAATGAGTTGGTGGATTGGCGAGTGAATGCATTATGGTCCGAAAAAGTGCACTTTGTGCACGAAACCGTTGTTCATAAATATTTTGACACGGAGTACTACGGCTGGTGCGATATTGGCTACTTCCGGGGTCGTCCGGTTCGGGACTTGTCCATGTCACAACTGCGCGGATGGCCGAATCCCGACAAAATTGCGGTGCTTAATCCCGCAAAAATTTATTACGGCTGTATTAACAATGACTTTACCCAAATTGAGCACTGCATTCACACATTGAATGATCCAACGCAAACCAAGGGGGTGGATCCGCGCCTGAATTTCATTGCTGGCGGGTTCTTCATGCTGCACAAATCCAAGGCGGAGTGGTGGGCGGTCATATATGACGTCAAACTGCACCGCCACTTGACCGACGGGCGTGTTGTAAAAGACGATCAGCAAATCATAACGGATTGTGTGTTTTCAAAAGACACGCAATCTCATTTTCACATTTGTCGCGAAGAAGGGGGGAACCACGACGTGTGGTTCCTCTTCCAGCGCGTACTATTATGACGGTTTGATTAAACAAAAATAAAAAATATCACAACATATTATAATAATTTTCTGACAAAATGACTGATGTTTATCAACAAATGCAGTTTTATTTTGATCCTACTAATCGTGGCGATTATGAAATCAAATTTAATCCGAATTTTAAAAGAGAAACAATGGACGAAATAACAAAAATTAAATCTGTCCGAACGAGCAAGTTTAAAAGCTGGTTCGATAAATTGAATGAGGAACAAAAATCAGTGTTTGCAAAATATAAGAATAATTCAAGTAATTTTACAGATGAGGTTATTTTTCCAATACAAAAAAAACATTTATCAGCGTATGTTGCACAACTAACAAATCTTGAAACAAATTTTTTTGTCAATCATTCAATGACACTTTTGGAAAATGTATTGGCCGGAATTTCTTTGAGCAATGCAATCATGGGATTAATTCATGACATATTTAGTAATATTGAAAGTAATTTTAATTCTAGCGGGGATATCCCACTCAGTTCTGCTATGAGTGTATGCGTCCCATGGAAATCTGAATATATTGTGCCAAAACCATTTTTAGATGATACGAGTTACAAAGTTTTAGAAAAAAATATTAAATTCATCGGGATTACTTATAAAAAAGGTACTGGCATAATTCCTAGTTCAAATCAATACAAATGGTACGCATATACTATGAAGATTCCAAGAGCAAATGGATCAGTTTTCACTATGCCAGTGTTAATAGCATACAAAATTAACAATATACAAGTTTTTGAAAAGAAATGTTTTATAGTTTGTGAACCAAAACCAACAACCATTACAGAATCCAAGGATTGGACCACACTTTCAAACTTATGGGAGATTACATTTCCCAATTATCGTATTCATCCGTTTTTAGTATATCCTAATGATCAAGATATATTGGTAAAGGTTGAAAATACTTCCCGTAATAATAAAATTACTGTCTCAGTTAAAAATTATCAAAAAGGTGTTTCGGTTGTTAAGTCCCTGCTTGGTTTTGTAAATGCGTCAACATTTAGTCCAACCAACTTCACAAATGGTTTTCTTTGGAATGAAACTGTTCAGCAGGCTCATGGAAAAGCAGTATTTGGTATTGTTGAGAATAGGGATAATAGGAGAACCCGTTTGCAAATTTATAGAGTTCCATTTTCTGATCTTAAAAAAGAAATTCTATGGGAACTTGGATTTGCAATATGTTCTATCGATATTAAACGGTATCCAGTGACTGTGAAACAAGTGATTGAGTTTTTATATGATGTTTTTACAAAGAGTGCGTCTTTTAAGAAACTAGTTGCCTCTGCATCTGTTGCCCCTGCATCTGTTGCCCCTGCATCTGTTGCCCCTGCATCTGTTGCCCCTGCATCTGTTGCCCGTACATCTGTTGCCCCTGCATCTGTTGCCCGTACATCTGTTGCCTCTGCATCTGTTGCCTCTGCATCTGTTGCCCGTACTGTTGGAGGAACCAAACGAATGTCCAAATCATCCCGACACAATAAAAAACGCAGCCATAAAAAACGCAGCCATAAAAAACGCAGTGATGGTCATAGACAAAGACGATAGTTATACAAATATTTTGGCATTTTGCAGCATGAATGACAAAATAATATCCGTGATTTCACAATTATATTGGTTGTTGGTTGTTGGTTGTTGGTTGTTGGTTGTTAATCCACTTCCTCAACGCGGGGTCACTGGTCATTTGATCTAGACGATGTTCGGACTGGGTCTGCGTCTGCTTTTATTCAAAGGACTTTTGTGCGATCTTGGGCTGTATCTGCTTTTATTCAAAGGACTTTTGTGCGATCTTGGGCTGTATCTGCTTTTATTCAAAGGACTTTTGTGCGATCTTGGGCTGTATCTGCTTTTATTCAAAGGACTTTTGTGCGATCTTGGATTGTTATTCGTAGTTTCGATTAAATCAAATTTGACTGGGGGTTTCATGTCATTTATAATCATATCAATAAACTCATCAAAACTTATTTTTTTGTTTGAAAATCTATTCTCCGATGATGTGCGACCTCCTCCATTCAAGTTTGGCGCATTAGGGCCTAATATGGCAATTATAGCTGCTAGAGCTCGTGCTATGAAGTCGTCCACTGTTGCAACAGGAACCTGAGGAGTAATTTGGTGACGGACCTGATCCAAGAAAGCACGGTTATATGCATGCATTGATTGCATCAATTGGTTAGCATAAATCACATTTAAATAATCAAGATTAATATATTGATAACGGGGCATAATTATTGGAAAATTCCATGTGGGCTGGGCTAGACGAGTATTTCCAAAATCTATTAAAAATGCATTCCCTAATTGATACGGGGGGGGCAAATATCGGTGAGTGGTGTTTACCATGATATTATCTACATGACAATCCTGATGCACTATTCCCAATGCACCCAACCTTCTTATTTGAATGTATGATAAATTAAACATAAATTGTCGTTCAGCAGCGGTTCTGCCTGGAACACCCAAGTAAGCACCCAATGTCATGCAGTCGCTCATAAATTCCATGGTGACAAGGCCAACTCCTCCTCCTTGTGGCATCAAAGTTATTATGGCATAATTGAAAAAATCAAGAAGAATTTGGCCGTCGTGCCGCCTATTGCTTGTAGCAACGGGTTCGCCGGGACGCGGCCTCGGCACTCGGGCGAATGGGGCGATCCTAGCAAAAATTATATCCCTAAACCATTCAAGGCTTACCTGATCAATATTGGTTGTATAATTTATTATGGCTGGACAAATCGGAGAGAAATAACATTGAGGGGGTGCAGCCCCGTTCGCACCTGCTATCGGAAATGAGGAATCACGGAATATTCTGTGTTGCAAATTCACTTCGGCAACAATTGAGGCTGGTGTTTCCAATAAAAAATCGGGCCTATCTAACGCGGAATTTGACATTAAGAACGGCCTGGCAATTATTTGTTGTGGTTGTCCCGGTGGAGCAAGTAACACCAGTTTTATAAGACAGTGTCTAACACGGCGGGATGCATCTGTAATGCGAAATCCATGCGATATTCGTGTGTGATAGTATGGCGATTGATTTTCAGGACAATCCCCAAAAAGCAAAGTTATTGACGACCTTGATGTGTCCGTCAATATTCGCACACTTGCGCAATTCGTTATGAATTGTCTAAATGCTGCTTGAGGAGTCATGGTGGGATATACTTGTATAACTCCTCCCTTCATGCTTTTCATTTCTAAATATATGGTTTCGTTATATATATAACATATGATATATAAAATATATTATTTGTTATTCATGATCATTGCATTGAACGCGATGGCGCGTGTAATCCATTAATCCACCTCCTCAACGCTGGGTCCATGATCCGAGGGCCCTTGTTGCCCTTGTTGCCCTTGTTGCCCTTGTTGCCCTTGTTGCCCTTGTCCATACAGCTTGGACACAATCGGCGCAACAATGCCCTCCAACTTTTTCTGCTGGGCCGCATAATCATCCACGGACACATCCTTCGCGGCGGATTCCAACCACTCCAACGCATCCTTGCACGCGGACTCCACGACCTGTCGCTCCTCCTCCGACAGCTTGTCTTTTGTATCGGCGGAGTTCTTCACGGAGTAAATGTAGTTCTCCAGCCCGTTGCGCGCGTCAATGCGCTCCTTCTGTCGTGCGTCCTCTTCCCGGTACTTCTCCGCCTCTGACACCATGCGCTCAATCTCCTCCTTGGAGAGCCGCCCCTTGTCGTTCGTGATCGTGATCTTGTTGGACTTGCCGCCCGCCTTGTCCGTGGCGTTCACGTTCAGCACGCCGTTCGCATCCAGGTCAAACACCACCTCAATCTGCGGCGTGCCCCGCGGCGCGGGCGGAATGCCGTCCAGCTGGAACTTGCCCAAACTGTTGTTGTCCTTCGTCAGCTGGCGCTCGCCCTCAAACACTTGGATCAGCACGCCCGGCTGGTTGTCCGCGTACGTGGAAAAGGTCTGACTCTTCTTGCACGGAATGGTGGAGTTGCGATCAATGAGCTTGGTCATGACGCCGCCTGCCGTCTCTATGCCCAGCGACAGCGGCGCCACGTCCAGCAGCAGGATGTCCTGCGTGGTCTTGGACTGGTCGCCCGTCAGAATGGCCGCTTGCACCGCCGCACCGTACGCCACCGCCTCGTCCGGATTGATGGAGCGGTTCAGCTCCTTGCCGTTGAAGTACTCCGACAGCAGCGCGCACACCTTGGGGATGCGCGTGGATCCGCCCACCAACACAATTTCGTGGATGCTGCCCTTGGAAATCTTGGAATCCCGAATGACGCGGTCCACGGGGTCAATGGTGTTGCGGAACAAGTCCATGCACAACTCCTCAAACTTGGCGCGCGTGATCTTCGTCGCAAAATCCACGCCGTCAAACAGCGCGTCCACCTCAATCGTGGTTTCCGCCGATGAGGACAGGGTGCGCTTGGCGCGCTCGCACGCCGTCCTGAGTCGCCGCAATGCCCGGTTATTGCCCGACGGGTCCTTCTTGTGCTTGCGTTTGAACTCCTGCAAGCACCACGACACCATGCGGTTGTCAAAATCTTCGCCGCCCAAGTGCGTGTCGCCCGCCGTGGCCTTCACCTCAAAAATGCCGTCGTCAATCGTGAGCAACGACACGTCAAACGTGCCGCCTCCCAGATCAAAAATCAGAATGTTCAGCTCGCCCGCGTTTTCGCCTTTTCCTTTTTTGTCCAGGCCGTACGCAATCGCCGCTGCGGTGGGCTCGTTGATAATGCGCAGCACATTCAGGCCCGCAATGGCGCCGGCGTCTTTGGTGGCCTGGCGCTGCCCGTCGTTGAAATACGCGGGCACGGTGATGACCGCATCCGTTACCGCGGTCCCCAAATAGCTCTCCGCGATTTCCTTCATTTTTGTCAAAATCATGGCCGAAATTTCCTCGGGTGAAAACGTTTTTTGCTCGCCTTTGAATTCCACCTGCACGTGCGGCTTGCCGCCCTCTTTGGCAACGACCTGAAACGGCCAGTGCTGCATGTCGGCCTGAATGTTGGCGTCGTCTATTTTGCGGCCGATGAGGCGCTTTGCGTCAAAAATGGTGTTTTCCGGGTTCATGGACACCTGGTTCTTTGCGGCATCGCCCACAAGGCGCTCGGCATCCGTGAATGCCACGTACGACGGCGTAGTACGGTTACCTTGGTCGTTGGCAATGATTTCCACGCGCTCGTTCTGCCACACACCGACGCACGAATACGTGGTGCCTAAATCAATGCCGATTGCTTTCTTGGTTGCCATTTTGGTTGCTCTTGTTTATCTTGGTTCTATTGATGCTCATACTTAATGCCAAATCTTTATATGGGTTTTATTGTGATTTTTATGCGCTCAATGGCGGTCTGGATCATTTCACTCACATCCACTGACGGGGCGTGCAGCCCCGCCGCATCCGGGTTGTGCACGTGCTCTATTGCAAACGCGCTCGCTTCTTCGCCGCGTGGGGTCCAATACACCGCTTCATTCCATTTCAACCAATACGAAAAATATATGTCCTCGGGCACGTGAACAATTGCGTCGCTTGGATACGGGTGATTGCGCGCAATGGCCAGCATCACGCGCACATTGCGCAACGAGAGACCGCCATTTCCCACGGTGAGCTGCAGTTCACGCTTGGACGGGGCAATGGTCACGTTCATGGTGGGCCACGGCGCACCCACGTAATCATACTTCAACCACGCATCAATGGCGTCGCCGCCTTTCAGTAGCAGCGTATCGCACTGAAAGATGAGCGCGTGTTCGCACTTGAACCCGTCCAGCAAGCACTGCCAAAACAGGGGGTTGCCCAACATGGCGCTGTATTCGGCCGTGGTCAAATTGCGCTGAGCCATGCGCACGTAATGAACCCGGTCATCCGGGAGGGAGTTGCTCAAGCCGTCCTTCACAAATCTCTCGTTGTCGGGGCCGTGATACACAATTAATCCCCAGCCCGTTTTCAACAGGCACATGAAGTTCTTGATCACGGGTATCAGGTTAGGGTGCTGACGCGGTTCCACAATCACGCAAAACTTGCGGGTCGTGTTTTTAATCGGCACGTGCCGAAATGCGTCGGCGCCCAGATCCGTGTACCGCTGCAAATATTGAGACCAATCTGGAGTATTCATGGTATTACGATCAATTGGGGACGTTATTTTTAATTATGTAAATTATGATTTCATAATTATATTTGTATTATTTTAATTTGTAATTAAAATGATAATATGCAGGAACCGGTTGAGGTGGGTAACTACGTTCCCTGTTGAGGTGGGTAACTACGTTCCCTGTTGAGGTGGGTAACTACGTTCCCTGTTGAGGTGGGTAACTACGTTCCCTGTTGAGGAGATGATGAGGGTTAGAAGTCCGGCCCACCCGTAAATGCGGCCACATCCTTGGCCGCGGATCCGCTGGTGGAATGCTCTTCAAATTGCGCAATGATGTAAAAACCCAGCAGCGACGACACGTACACTAGCAGCGCGTCCCGCAACAAGAACTTCAGCGGTTTGACGGCCGCTTCCTCCTCTTCGCCGGATTTTGCAAATCGCATTTCAATGAACTTGGCCACCAGAAACACAAAGGCAATGATGCCACTAACAATGTATGCGTTGTTATTCATATTGGTTTGCTAAAGTATATACTAACCAAAACGAAACATTTGGTCCTTTTTACGAATTATTCATGCACATTCATGGTTCAAGCGAGGATTTCAATGTCATCCAGCTCAGGTGCATCAAAATTCAACTTTTTAAATGGTTCTTCCATGGACTGCACATCAAACACGTCCAGCTGCACGTCCTCCCCGATTTTTATCCGGTCATTGGCATCCTCGTCATCGGCCTCTTCTTCTTGCAGTTTGCGCTGCATGTATCGCTCGTTGCTGATTTGTTCCAATCGCTCCTCCGTCTTGGGAGCATGAATGCTGTGCTCCGTGTTATTCACATCAATCGCACTGTCCGTGTCATTGAATTTTATAGATGATGCGTTAGATACAGTGGTTGCGTTGGTTGCGTTGGTTGCGTTGGTTGCGTTGGTTGCGTTGGATGGAAACGCATCGGAGATGGGATCACCTCCTGCCGCAATTCGCGCAGCATCGGATACACTGGAATCATTTGTTGCGTTTGCTGTGGTTGTCGCTGTCGTCGCGGCCGGCTGTGGCTGTTCTTCTAATACCTGCTCTTGCGACACAATTTCCTCCTTGATTTTGATTTCGGTGTGGTCTTCAATGGTCTCATCCATGTACGTTTTCAGGATCATTTCCAGCGGAATGCTGTCCCGGATGCTGTCCAAAATGCATTCCTTAATAATGATCTCCAATTCTCTCCCGTTCTTCTGGACGGTCAGGGGCGGAATGCCGCGCTCAAACAAATACACGTTGGTGTACAGCTTGCGCGCGCAGTGCACGTACACCTTGTGAATGAATTCGTTCAGCGGGGGCACGTCAATGTCCACCTTTTTCTGCTTGCTGCCCACGCGCATGCAGGTCAGACTCTTCAGCTGAATGATGTGCACGCACGTCACCATGTCCGCCAAATACCCGCACCCGCTGCGGTCCACGATGCGCTGCGTTTCTTGCTCAATGATGGTGGCATTCCATTTCGGCACGCGCGAGAGAAAATTCTGGAATGTCATTAAATATTTCCCCGTCTCGTTATTCTGTTCGCAGAGTTTCCACGCCTCGTCAAAAATGGAGCGAACCCCCTCCGACATCATGGGTGCCAAAATGTTCACCAGTCGGGCACACCATTCGTTGCGAGATTCATGCAGGTTGGGAAGAGAAAAATCGTCCATGAGGGAATTTTAAGAGGTTTTACATAAATGATATATTTTCTAAACTGTCATTGGAACGAAATAAAATGAAATGCAGCATGAACAACATCAGCAATTTTTCGTTCCTAAATTCGTGGCGCACCTTCTGAAAGGCAATGAGTCTCTCGTACTTATTGTACGACGGTATGTCCGATTCGGGACGCCCTTCTAACCAGCGCAACAAATCCATGCTGTTATATGCTCGCTCGTACAATTCATTGGCCAACTGAATGATGGAATTTGCATCGTGCGTTTGTTGAAATGACAGCGCCTTTTCCAACCAGTCGTCCCGCTGCTGCTTCAATTTGTCCAATGCGGAACCGGCAAAGGTCTTCTGCAGCAAATGCGTGTGCAAATTCACCTGCTTTCCGTCAATCACCGGCTCCGGCACGTGAATTTCGCAAAACCGCGACAGAATGGGGCGCAGCAGCTTGCATTTGTCTTCCACGACAATGAAGAACCGGGTGGAGTGGTTGAACAGCTCAATGCAGCGGCGCAGCGCGGACTGCGCATCCGTGGTCAGCTTGTCCGCATTCAGGAGCACCACGCTCTTGAATATCTCTCCATCCTTCAAATCCACATTGGTTTTGGCAAAGAACTTCAGGTCCTCGCGGATAAACCGGATGCCCTTGCCGTGCGCGCAATTCACGTGCATGACGTAATCCTTCAGCATCCCCTTATTGTGGCCATAAATGCTGCGAATGAAGTTCCACGCGAGTGTGTTTTTGCCGCACCCCGACACCCCGTGAAATATGATGTTGGGAATCTTCTTTTGCGCAATGAAGTACTGCAACTTCTGCCGAATGTCGCCGTGGATGTCTAATGGCGGCGCGGGTACAAACGGCGGCGCCGGAGCGGTCTTCTTAATCACGCGAACCCGTTTGGGCTTGATTATCGACATTTTGGATTCACTCATGCGAGAGAAAATGATGTATTTATTTCATTGAGTTGAAATAACTTTAATACCTTGTTTTTGCTTTAGATTATGTGTCATTACAATGAATATTCAACGAATGAGTAATGGTGACATAATTCAAAAAAAATTGAATGCATGAAAAGCGCAATGTTTTTCATTCATATGTATCACACCCAATATGCAACCCTTAGAAGCAACAGAAGCAACAGAAGCAACAGAACCAACACAATCAATAGAACCAACAGAACCAACAGAAGCAACAGAATCAACAGAACCAATACAATCAATAGAACCAACACCATTACTTTCAGTGGAAAACTGGAAGCACACCAAGGCATTTGTAGAAAATAAACGAAGAGAAACGCAGACGCAGTATTATGTTCGCATGGATGCAGCACCTGAAGTGATTGAATTGGTGAGTCTGGATTCAAAACCGTTCGGGTCCGTCAGTGAATCAATCGTGAACGAGCTCTTCCAAATGGCGCCAAGAACATCTACTCAGAATGACGGCGTGTTTGAAGGTCACAAATGTGAAATCAAATGCGCACGATACTGGGCAGGGAAAGACGAGTGCCGGTGGCAGCATTTGGAACCCGAACATGACTATGAAATTGCAATACTGGCCATCCTAGATTTCCACAAATGGAAAGTGTGGTGCATCACAAAGGCGCAACTTATGGGTGAGCTGCGTGAAAAAAAGGTCGTAACATTCCAGGGCAAGCAAGGCTGGTGGACGCTGAAATCAGCCATCATGCCATATCTCACGCCGATTCGCGGACTGGAGTGTTTGCGCAAATTCATCAGCACCATTCCTAAATGAAAAATATAAAAGACATTGTGTCATGTTGCCACGAGTATTCTGTTTATTTTTTATGTCGCACGAACAAAGACGTAAGTGCATTCCTCCGTTTTTTTCGGGGCAACATCTTCACTTGGTGCTTTTTGTCCCGGGCGCCGGCTGTTGGCCATCGTGAACACCACGCCGTCCAAAAGGCGCCATCCATGCTCGCCGTGGATCCGGATCACATCGTCCAGCAGGTCGTATTTCTTGTCGGTCTTGAAGTTCTTCACGCTCCAGCAGCTGTATTTCACGCCGAGCCGAATAACACCCGCAATCACCGGTTTCAAAAACGTGTCCAGCCATGCTTGGTACCCCGCATTTGGTCCAATGGTTGATGCAACGCTCTGCGTCGGTTCGTCCGAGTAAATTTCTAGGTTGTAATACGGCGGACTCGTCAGCGCAATGTCGTACACACCCAACGGTTGTTGCAGCGCCACCTCGGCCGGCTTATGAATCAGCGTGACATTGGTGAGCCCCAGCTCGTCGCGAATGGCGCGCAGCGCCGCGTATGTTTTTTCACAAGGATCAATACCCGTGTAATGC